GATGCAGTTCATAAAGTTAAAGAACGAAGACTACTAAAAGTCTTGAATGGTTTACAGTTTATGAGGTATTATAATTTAGATATAACACATCCAGCAAATGAAAAATTCGTTGGCTGGTTTGACAGAGTTTAAATAAAACTTAAAATAGTTAATGATATAATGAGTCAGAAATACTAAGGATATCTTATGGGTAAAATTGATAAAAGAACGCTATTACAGAGTTTAAAAGCTGACTTAAAAAGTGCTGAAGATTTAAAAAATGATAATGATAGTAAGATAGAACAAAGAAGACACACTTATAATGGCGATAAGTATGGTAACGAAGAAAAAGATAAAAGCTCTATTGTACCGAAAGTAGCTAAAAGACAAAGTGAATGGGCTCATGCCAGTTTAAAAGATCCATTTGTTAGCACTCCTAGAATAATAAAATGTACACCAATAACAGTTGAAGATGTAGAACCTGCGAGACAGAATGAAACATTATTGAACTATCAATTTTGTAGGCAGTTTGATAGATATAACTTTATAACTAAAGCATTAAAAGTATTAGATGTAGATGCTACATTGTTTGTACAGGTAGGTTGGGACTATGAAGATAAAAAAGTAACTAAAGAAGTAGAAGTAGTTAAACAAAATGAATATGGTGAAGAGTTTATAACTACTGAAATAGTAGAAGAAACTGTAGTTATAAAGAATCAACCAACAGCTACCGTCTGTAGAAGTGAAGATGTATTTGTAGATCCTACATGTCAGGATAATTTAGATAATGCACAGTTTGTGATATATAGATATGAAACAGATTTGAGTACATTAAGAGCTGATGGTAGATATAAGAATTTAAAGCTAGTGGCTAAAAATATGATGGATGCCGCAGATGATGCTGATTATGAAGAAGAGGATAAAACAAAATTTAGATTTCAGGATGATCCTAGGAAGAAAATAGTAGTGTATGAATATTGGGGTAATTATGATGTAAATGGTGATGGTATCGTAGAACAAATAGTATGTGCCTGGGTAGATGATATTGTAATTAGATTAGAGGATAATCCATATCCAGATAAAAAAGCACCATTTCTAGTTGTGCCATTTAGTAGCATACCATTTCAAATACACGGTGAGAACAATTTAGATTTAATAGCAGACCAACAGCAAGTGATAACAGCCGTTACTAGGGGTATTATAAATAATATGGCTGCTAGTACTAATGGACAGACTGGAATAATGAAGGGTGCATTAGATAGCACACAAAAAAAGAAATTCCTAGCAGGTAAGAATTTTGAATATAATATGACACAACCTGGGATATGGCAAGGAAGTTATAATCAAATACCAGGTAGTGCATTTAATATGATAGAAATGATGAATAATGAAGTTGAGAGTTTAACAGGAATTAAAAGTTTCAGTAGGGGTATCAGTGGTAATAGTCTGGGAAGTGGTAGTGCAACTGCCACAAGGGGTGTACTTGATGCTACAACAGTAAGAAGAATGGATATAGTAAGAAATATTGCAGAGAATTTGATTAAACCATTAATGAGAAAATGGATGGCTTATAATAGTGAATTTCTAAGTAATGAAGAAGTTATTAGAGTAACTAATGAACAATTTGTAACAATAAGAAGAGATGATTTAGAAGGTAGAATAGATATAGATATAGAAGTAAGAACAGCTGAGGATAATCATAGTAAAGCACAAGAGTTAAGTTTCTTACTACAAACAATGGGACCAAAAGGTGACCCAAAATTAGTTACAATGCTAATGAAAAAGATGGCAAAACTAAACAGAATGCCTGATTTAGAAGCAGAGTTAGAAAACTTTAAACCTGAACCTGATCCATTAGAGCAACAAATTAAACAGTTACAGGTTGAAAAGCTACAAGCTGAGATTGAAGCTATAAAATCTGCTAGTCATGAAGATGATGCAGATAGAGCTGAGAAAATGGCACAAGCTAGGTATAAAGATGCACAGACTCAAAAATTACTAGCAGATAAAGAAAAGATACTGAGTGAGAAAGATAAACTAGATTTAGAATTTGTTAAAACAGATGAAGAAGTAGATACTAAAAGAAAACAGGAAGAGATGGTATTAAAACATCAGATGGAACTAGAAAAAGCTGAACAAGCTGCTAAGGCTAATATGGAATCGATGGCATTTCAGAAACTGGCAGATGATAAAAACATAGGAGTAATGAGATGAGTATAACAAGTGAAGTGGCTAAAAATAATGAAAATGCTAGAATAGCCCAAGCAGCTAAAGATGAAACATTACAGCACAATATAAACTTAGCATTGCAACAAGCAATGAATGCTGGTAAACAGCAAGCAGATCTAGGATTAGCAAAAGCTGGATTTCAAGCAGGTGTCGAGCATGGTGTGAAAAGTATGTATGAAAGACTGTTAGGAAATGATGGTAGAGAACTAGATATGACACCAGTGGGAGATGTAGTAGGTAGGCCGATAAATATGAACACCACTATGGCATTTAGAAAATTACATGATACTGAAGATGAAAGATATAGAAAACAAGATAGTCAGAATGCACAAGGTGATGCAGCTTTAGCAGAAATGATGTACAATGCTAATAATGGTATTAAATATTAATAGAATAAAGGATATAAAATGGAACCACAAGGACAAAGTCTAGCAGCTGCTGGAATGGGAGAAGCAGTTTCTCCTCAAGAAGATCAACAAGCACAAATGAAAGAATTAGTTATGAAAGTTGTACAACTACTTATGAGTGGTAAAACACCAGAAGAGTTGTTAAAAATGGGTGTACCTAAAGAAGTTATAGATATGGCTATACAATTGATACAGCAACAACAACAAGCATCACAGCAAACCCCTCAACCTAGTGGAGAACCAAGCCTGGCAGCAAGTGGTATGTAGAGCCTTAAGAAAAACTTAAGTGAGTACAATGTATAATACTTGTATTGATAGCCCTATAATAGGGATCAAAATTTAAACCAAAGGAATCATAATGGATATGATTAACCGAGTAGCAATAAGTAGAGAAGATTCAGGGTATTGGCTAGACCAAGCAGAAGCATTAGAAAGATTGTATAATAATACAGACTTTAAAAAAGTAATACTAGATGGGTACTTTACAGACAAAGCTGTAACAGGTGTAGGAATATTATCACACGATTCTGTAAAAGCTGCAAATGCTAGAACAGATGTTATGGAAGGTTTAATAGCTGTAAGTGCATTACAAGACCATTTCAATACAATTAAAGAGCTAGGTAAGTCCATAGGTGCTGAAGAAGATGATGAAACTATAGATATAGATGAGGATAAGTAATGAGTGCAGAACAAAAAACTAACACTGGATACAGTGAGGAAGAATTGTTCGATATGGATGATGAAGAGCTAGAAGCAGCTTTCAAAGAAGCCCAAGCAAGTATAGATGATGATGATTCAATACAAGACGATTCAGAAGAGAATAGCGTTAATGATATTGAAGATGATAATAGTGATGAAGATGATGATGATTTGGAACAACCTGCAGAAGAGCACGAACTAGATGAGAATGATAGTGATGTTAACTCTGATGAGGATTCCGTAACAGATGATAGTAATGGTGATAATGACAGTGAAAAAGATTCAGAAGATACTGAAAAAGAAGGAACCGAAGATGAGTCTGACAAGACTAACAATAACGGAAAACCTAATGAGGAAGTAAAATCTGAAAATGATAAACTAGTTATAGACCTAGATGAAAAAAGAAAGTTCAAAGCAGCTGGTAAAGATTTTGAGTTTACTATTCAAGAAATGTTGGATAGTTACCCAACAGTGTTTGGGCAGTCAGTGGACTATACAAAAAAGACACAGGGTATAAAAAGTCACAGAGAGCTTGTAGATACAGCAGTAGCTGCTAAGTTATCTGTAGATGATTTAAACTTATTAGCAGATGCTATAAATGAAAAGAAACCAGAAGCAGTAGCAGCAATCATAAAGAGAGCTGGTGTGGATCCTATGGAATTAGAATTAGAAGAAGCTAAAGAGTTCGTACCTACTAGGTATGGCAGAACAGCTGATCAGATTACTGTAGATGATGTACTAGAAAGTATAAGTGCAGATCCTGAATTTGCTATAACAGAAAATGTAATAGTGAAACAATGGGATGATGTCAGTAAAGAAGCAATGGCTTCAAATCCTAATGATATAGTAGGGTTACATAATGATATTAAAAATGGAATGTTTGATATAGTAAGTCCTAGAGCTATGAAATTGAAAGTACTAGATGGCGGAAAAAGATCAGACATTGAGTATTACAAAGCAGCTGGTGCACAGTATTTGACAGAGCAAAGACAACAAGAGTTGGTTCAGCAAGCACTTGCACAAAAAAAAGAGCAACAAGAAAAAGCTGTTCAGATAGAGGCAAACAGATTAGCAAAAATAAAAGCTGAAGAAGTTAAAAGAAATGAAAGATCTGTTAACTCATCTAAACGGAAGGCAGCTGGTACTACAAGAAGTAGGGCTGGTAAGAAAACAGCTACAGATTATTTAGAAGATAGCGATGAAGCATTCGAAGAATGGTATAAAAAGTTAGAGGATAATTTGTAGTTTATATAAAATATAAACAAGGAAAATAAAATGGCTACAAGTGTATATGGAAACGGAACAAACAGTACTAGTGGAGCAAATACTATATTGCACTTCTATGACAAAGCAGGGATAAAAGCGGCTAATAGAGTAAATGTCTATGGACAATTTGCTACTAAGAAATATCAACCAAAGAAGAGGGGTAAAACATACAAGATTAGTAAATTTCTACATATGTATGATAGAAATCAAATCACAGATCCTGAATTTGGTTCAAAAGGATTTCTAACAGGTAGAGATCTAAATACAGTTAGAACTCAATTGCTAGCTACCGATGGTACAGGTGCAAGTTTGACAGAAGGTGTTGGAGCTACTAATGAAAGAAAACTAGAGAAAATAACATTCTCAACTTCATTTGCTAGATTTGGTGAAATGTTGCCTTATACTGACGAAGTAGAATTATTCTCAGAAGATGCTATACAAGTTAGATATAGAGAAGAACTAGGTGCACTAGCTAATAGTAGATATGAAGATTTACTACAAATAGATATGCTAAATACTCCTACTCAAATGTTTGCAGGTACTGCAACTACTGATGCTGGTATGGCTAATGGTATTGCTGACGATGGTTCAGAAGATGTTAAGTGGAGAGTTAGTTATAACTTGATTAGAAAAGGTATAAGACGTCTAGTTAGAAATAGAGCACAGAAAAATACATCAATAGTAGAAGGTTCTACTAAGATTGGTACAAAACCTGTTGCTAAAGCTTTCTATGCTATTATAGGTTCAGATGTAAAAGGTGATCTAGAAAACTTAACTAGAGGTTCTGGTGCTGAGACTGAGTATGTATATGTACCGTTCCATAAGTATGGTAATCCAAAAACTGCTGCTCAAGGTGAAGTAGGTGCAATGCATGAAGCTAGATTCATTGAATCTGAAAGTGCACTAGCTAATATAGGTGGTGGTGCTGCTGTGGGTGACAATTATGTCGGTGATTTGGCTAACAATGGTAGTAACTTTGATGTTCACTATATATTGTTTCCATCACAAGATGCAATCGCAACTGTAGGACTAAGAGGTATGAATAGAATTAAGTTTAATGCTAAAGCTCCTTCAGATGCAAGTTTGAACAACCCTTATGCAACTAAAGGATTCTTTAGTTATAACTTCTTTTATGCGTCAATTCTATTGAAGCCAGAAGCAGTACTAAGAATGAGTGTATGTGTATCTAAATAGATACTAGAATATTAAGGGTGCTTAAAGCACCCTTAATGTAAAATAGAAAATATGTTGATGTCTTGAACATCTTTGACAAGACTAAAAAACCATAAAGGAATTAGTATAATGAGTAAAATAGAAGAATTAAAAACTGAAGCAGATGAGCTGGGTATAAAGTACAGCGAAAAGATTGGGGAAGAAACATTGGCAAAAAGAATTGAAGAAGCCTATAAAGCAAAAGAGGTACCAGTTAAAATTAAAGAACAAGAAGCTGGAGATACTGGTATTAATATAAATGATCCAGAAATGAAATTTAGATTAAAAATAAAAGAAGCAGAAAAAGAAGCTAGAAAAACAAAAATAGTAACAATAACAGATAATGATCCAAAAGAGAATATGTACACAACTGTAGCATCAGTTACATGTGGTAACGAGTACTTTGACTTAGGAACAGCACTGTTGCCGTTAAATGAGCCAATAGAAGTAACTGTAGGGCATTTAGGAGTACTAGAAAGTCTACTTATGCAAGTAACAGTAAGAAACCAAAATACAGGACTTGATAATACAGTATTAAGAAAAAGATATTCTATACAGTATCATTCAGAGCTTGCAAAAATAAAATAAGTACTTTAATACAGCCTACTAAGGTAGGTTGTAATTAGAGTATAAAGGATATAATATGGCATATGGTACAATTAATTTTGAGAGTACAGTATATACTCCTACAGCAGTAAAAAGAACAGTATTCTATAAAAAAGATAATGTAACTATTGGATTAAATGATACTGTTACTATATCATTAAATAATGCCATCTTTACTCCTATGTATGAAGGGGAAGTTGAACATAACCCTAAACCTACAAAATATAAAAATGTTGAAATATATGCAAAAGCTACAAGTGATTTTGATGAAGACGGTGCAGTAGAGCTAAAAGGACTAGCTACAAATGTAGAAGTAACAAAAACTACAAGTGGTGTTAGTATTAAAAATATAGGTATTACTGCAAATGTATTTACAATAATATTTATATGTGAGGTATAAAATGGATACAGATATACAAATAAATGAATTAGTAAATGGTTCAATAGTTGGTAATAGTGATGGTGGGTATAAGTGGCAAGGTACAGGTATATTCGATAAATTGATGGAAGCTGTTAATGGTAACATTAAAGTTGAATTTGATAGTGGTAGAATTGTTGGTAAAGAGTATGCTACTGTATATTTAGGAGCTATTCAAAATGTAATAGCACAAAGTGTTCAATATACTCTACAAGAGAAACAAATTGAAGCTCAAATTGAGTTGACTAAAGCTCAAACAGAAGAAATAGATAGTAAAAAGTTAATAGCTGAAAATCAATCAACTAAAGATTTATTATTAAAAGATCAACAAATAATTAAATTAGAAAAAGAAATACCTATAGAATTACTTAAAATACAAACAGGTTCATGGACAACTATTTATAATAATGGTAAAGCAGATAATGTACCAGATTTGTTAACAAATATTGCTATACAGAATATGTATAATGAAGTGAAAGGGTAATAATGACTAATATTACAATACCTACGGGACTAGAGTATGTCTTTACACTCAGGGTGTTACAAAGAGATAGTTTTTTACCACAAAATTTAGCACATCTAGACCCGCAATATAGTAGTCTCGTAATAAAGAAAACTGAAGATGGGGAGACAATGTTCGTAATACCTGTAATAGTACAAGATGCTCAAAAAGGTATAGTCATGTGCCGTATGACTGCAACGAATACTCAAAGATTACAAGTAGAGAGAGGTGACAAAGTAGATGGGTATTATAGTAAGCCATTATATAAAGGAATATTACAGATATATTTTACAGATAACACTGTGGCTATAACCTCTATAATAGAGAATATAGCAGCAATAAGTGTATATGATGCTACTACACCTCCTGTACAAGAAGATACTACTACAGAAGAATTATAAGGAATATTATGTCGAATACTATACAAGCTATTAAAGATGAGACAACATCAATTAAACGAAACAGTGTATCAGTAGTTGATAATAATGAAACTGCAACAACAGCTCAAAAGACAATTGAAGTATTAAATACAGAATATACTTTAAGCTCACCTGGGATGTATAAAGGACAATTACTAGGCGGTGTGCCTCAATGGGTTGAGGAAGCCATAAATCAAGCTATAAATAGTAAATTTAAAAATATAGAAGAACAATTAAATAATCTAAGTAGCAGTATAACAGCATCAATAAATGGATTAAATGAAAGTTTAACAATAGTTACTGGAGATGTAGAGACAAGATTAAGAAGTGAATTAGAGTCTGGAGATAGGGATATAACAGCAGAATTAGATATAAACTATAAAGTATCATCATCTGTTGATGAGGCTATTGCAATAGCTACTACAGCTTTAAGAAGCGAATATAAAAATTATACTAATACAGCAATAGCAAACTTGAGTACTACATACAAAACAATAGCAAATGTTAATGCAGCTATTGCAGAAATAGATACTAAATTAGAGAGTAAGTATAACAAAGACTCTATAGCAGATTTAGCATTAACATATGAAACAATAGCTGATGCTAATCAAGCTAGAGCGAGTATTGAACAAGATTTAACTGCTAAGTATGATGGATTAGATGTAACATTGCAAGAACATAGTGAAGTGGTTACAGGGCATTTTACACAATGGGTTGAAGGTACTGACCCTAAATTAGGACAATTTAAGCAAGTAGGGGATATATATTATCAGTATCTGGGTGGTACTCTAGGACCTAATGGTGATGGTTGGGTACGAATGGATCAGGATGCTATTGAAAAAATAAATATAGGATTAAGTACTCTTAATAATGAATTAACAACTCAAATAAATGATTTGCAAATACAAGTAGATAAAGCAATAACAACTTGGTTTAAAGACGGTACTCCTGAGTTTAGTGTGAATGATGCTAAATATAGCAGTGACAACACATCTGCTGATGTTGTAACAAATGATTTTGTGTTTGAATTAGTACATAGTCAAATGTATAAGTACTTAGGGGATAATGACACAGTAGATTTAACGAATACAGATTTTTCCGATACTGCTCTATGGTTATCAATATATAAAATTAATACAGCTGAATCTGAATGGTATGAAATAGATAATGTAAAAATAGATGATGGCTATTATTGGTATGATACAGATGGTATTCAGCCTAGAGTGGATAATGACAAAGATGTTACTACTACTGAACGAGATAGGCATTTAAAAGATTTATACTACGATAGACTGACAGGTAGAGCTTATAGGTATGTATATAACGATATAAGTGATGATAGCCCAGATAGAGGTATTGTATATTATTGGGTATATATAACAGATGTAGATATAACAAAAGCTTTAAGTGATGCTTCAAGGGCACAAGATACAGCAGATGGAAAAAGAACTATATTTGGTGGAGATAGTGTTCCTTCATCAAGAGTAATTAATGGGCATAGCATAGCTATACAGACAGGGGATTTATGGATACCTGAAAGTGATGTTACAGATAATAATGGAAATGAGTATATAGAAGGGGAGATATATAGGTATGTTGAAGGGCACACACCAACACAATGGGTAAAAATTGAAAACTATAAATATGCTATAGCTGATGTACAGCAAGAATTTGATAAATGGAAAGATAAAACTTATATGCCATTTGTTAATGATATTAAAGCACAAGTAGATAAAAAAGCTGAAACATTTTATCAAAATACTGTTCCTGCAAATCATACTACGGCTATAGGAGTTGTTGATAGTTCTGATTTAGATAAGTATATAGGTGATTTATGGAAAAATACTAGTACTGATCCTATTAAGATTAAAGATAATGCTGACAATGTAATAGCTACATATCAAGGTAAAAATACTGAATACATATATAGTAAAATACCAAATGAAAGTAACGATACAGAATTTGATTATAAATGGGTAGAAATGGAAGTACCTGATATAGTTTATGATAAGATTGATACTAAAAAAGCAATATATGTACAAATTGATATTCCAACTAATCCTGAAATAAATGATATGTGGATACCTGCTGAGCCTGATGAATGGAGTGTAAAAGAATATGACATTGGAGATATAGTTAAATATAGGAGTAATAGCAGTGAAAAGTATAAATCATATAAAGCTAAAAACGATATAGCAGATACTGAAACGGAAGCACCTGCTACTGATACTGCGAATTGGGAACTATACCCATATGAGAGTAAAGAAATATACACATATGATGGAAGTAATTGGACAATAACTACAAAATACACAGAAGATTTGTCGAAGTTTGTACAAGCAACTACGATGGAATCTCATAACATACATCTATTTACTAGTAACAGTGCATCACCTGCTCCAGGTGAATCAGATTTTGTAGATACTGCTGGTAATGGTAACAATGTACAACCATCAGTAGGAGATTTATGGAGAAGAACTGATGAAAACTATGGTGGAGTATACGCACAAACTAATAAACTATATAAGTATGTTAGTAATAATGGTAATTTAAGTTGGGAATTACTACCAATAGAAAAAGCTGCTGTTTATGGTTGGATAGGGGGTGCAAACAAACTACTAACAGATCCTGAGACAGGTTCAGTCACAGGATGGAGTTTTGGTGATGGAAGTGCTGTTCAGAGTCAATTTAATATAAGTGCTGATCATTTTGCAATAACAAAAGCAGGGGTTCCTGGTAATAAAGTATTTAATCCATTTTCAATAGATATGGATGGTGATAGTGATGATGTACAAATAAAATTCAATGGTGCAGTAGAATTTAGCAGTGTGCAAGGAGGTCCTAAAACTATTAGAGGACCTGGTATGCCAGGTATTACAGGAGAATTTACTATAACAGATGAGAGTAAAGGGATTGCTACTATTTATAGTTGGAACTTAATTCCTAATACTCGACCAATGTTATTAGTGTATATAGATGAGGATAATCATCAATATACAATAGGGACATGGGGTGTACATTACGGATTTAATATTTATACTTATGAATTTACTGATGACAGTGTAGGTAAAACATTTAGTATAAATTCAAGTACTGGGATTAAAGCAGGTGTAGTAACTGCTGATATGAAAACAGCTTTAGAAATAGGTAGTGTATATGCAAGTACGGAAAGTTCTATAGAACCGTTAATAGTAAATGCAAATCATGAATATCAATTAATTAGTAGTTTAGCTCCAAATGAAGTAGCAAATGCTATTAATACCAATACTACAACTATAGATGGCGGTAAAATTACTACTGGGAGCATTACTGCATATCAAATTCATAGCAATACTATTGAAGGTGATAATATAAAAGCAGATACTATAGACACTGATAAAATAAAAATAAGTAATATTGCAAATGCTGTAAATAATAGAATAGCTAATATGATCAATAAGGGCATGATTAGTGAGGCAACAACTAATTATCAGCACCCTTTGATAGGTGGTGATTCAGGGTTTGGAATTAAAAGTAGTGATAGTACCATAGCAGAAATACCTGTTAAATTAAAAGATAACATTACTTATAGTATGTTTTTAAAAATAAAAACTGATGAGGCTACATCTGATAATCCATTTTTAATTGACTGTGAATTAGAATTAACTGATGTAGAAGCTAATAAATATAATGAGGTATTTACAGCATCTACTACAAGTGATTGGCAAGTTTTTACACATACTTTCTCCTTTGCACTTTTAAATAAAGATATAGATACATCACTATTAAGGTTTAAAATAAATGATAAAGAAACTGCTGGTAAGTCAGTTTATATAACTGATATTACTTTGATTGAAGGAAATACTGTATTAACTAAGTGGATAGGTGCCTCTTTAACAGAACAAACTATTATAGATGGTAGTAGGATCACAACAGGGACTATTGATGCTGATAAAGTAACTGTAACTAATTTAAATGCCAGTAATATTACAACAGGAACTATTGATGCTAGTGCAATAGGTGTGACTAATTTAAATGCCGATAATATTGCAGCAGGTAAACTATCATCAAAGGATAATAAAACATACATTGATTTAACCACTAATAAAGTGTATATAAAAAATACTACTGAAAATTTTATTTTAAATAGTGAAGCACAAGGTACTACTGATGATCCAAATATTCAAGGTGGGTATATAAAAGGTACAAGTATTGAAGGTGGAAGTATAAAAGGTGCAACAATTGAAGCTGATTCTATAAAAACTGGGACTATAGATATAGCAAGATTACCTGCTATTACAATAAAAGACTCAGAAAAATTTACTGATGAACAGTATTTAGATGATGACGAAAAATTTAAATATATGCATGCATATATTGAAATACCAAATAAACCATTTGTTAATGATAAAGTAACACTAACTATTACAGTAAATATTATTCTTAAAGATGGTGAAGATAATCAATGTACTACTCCTCTTATTGGAGTATTAAAAAGACAAAGTATTGCACCTAGTTCTGGTGATCCAGATTGGCAATTTCATATTAGTGGTGTAGCTACTCATAGTTTTACACTAGAAGTAGAAAAAGACTACACATATTATTTAATGGGTAAAGTTTTTCCAGAACAAATGAGTACATATAAAACATATTATACTGCACGAGAACTTTCGTATGTAGGGTATTTAAAGTAATTAAAAATTAAAAAGGATAATAAGTGGCAAATACAGAAGAATTTATAAAAGAAGCAACAGGGGATTTGGATATAGTAACTCCATATAGGCAATTAGTAGCTGAAACTACAGGTGAGAATAGTTTATATATTAGAGCTAAAGAAACATTATTAAGTTATTTTAATGAACCAGATAACACATTATCAGTTAGAGAAAAAACTGAAATGTTGTCTAAACTTATAACAGATATAACTGTACAGACTACAGACAGATTAATGACGATAGCGTTACAGACTGCTGTAGAGAATAGAGATGCTGGTTATAAACTAGCTAAAGAAAGAGAAGATATACTGTTAATTCAAGCACAAAAAGATAAGATTACAGAAGAGATAAAAGCACAGCAGTACCAATATACGAATATATTACCGAAAGAAGTGATAAAGTTACAAGCAGAAACTGAGTATGTAAGTACTCAAAGAATAGAATTAACTGAAAATGGTATTAAAGATAGGCTACTAAAAGATAAACAGTATGATAAACTAAATAGGGAAATATCCCTATTGCAAACACAAGAACAAGAAACTATCTCAGCAAGTGTTAGAAATGATGCCTTAAAAGAAGCTCAAATTCAACAAACATTAGCTAATAAAGAGCTAATCGATAAACAAAAATCTGAAGCAGGCTTAAATGGAATAGCAACTAGAGCCGTAAAAGATAAAGATGTAATAGTAAAAGAAAAACAAGCTAGCCTGTATGATAGACAGAAAGCAGCGTTAGATGACAGTTTGTTGAAAGATCTGTATAAAGAAGCATCTGGTGGTGCAGCAATGGTGTATGCAGATGCTGATGGAGCTATAGTAACACCTACACATTGGAGTAAACTAGATAAATTAGCAAATATTATAGCTCAAAGAGTTGATAATAGTGTAGATTTAACAACAGATTAAAAGAATAGAATATGGGCTTATTTAGCAGTAAAACAGTTGTAAGTAGAAGTTATGATGTAATAGCATTGAAAGATGCTACATCATTGCAAGGAGACTTGTGGAGAAATACTAAATTACAATTGTTTAAAGCCTATCAACAAAATGGTATTGAGGGTTATAGTAAAACTGCTTGGCATATGCTACATAAAATCCGTAAGAAGTTCTCAACAGATTATATGGTAAAAGCTGGAGTAGCCACAGAAAATACATTTACAGCATACACATATGATAAGGATAAGCTGGAGCAAAAGTTAAGGAATATGGTAGGTAATCAAACTGTAGTATTAGAGAGTTACAAAGTTGATGAAGAATCAACAGATATAAATGATATGCAGTATGTATTAGGTGATTTAACAAATGTTAAATGTAAAGTTGCAGGAGCTAATGGAGTTTATGCGTTTATAATAAATGGTGGTAATACATCACGGACTTTAAATAGTGTAAACTCAACAACAGATAAAGTATTAGTCATAAGTAAATGGGGTAATAATTACGAAACAAGGATAGAACCTGTACCGATTGCTATGGCTACAATAACTGCTACTGATATAACAGGAATAATGCATCCTACGGATGCATTAGAATATATGGAAGATTATCAAAATCAGCTATGGTATTGGTTAAAAAGACCTAGAGATTTAATAGGAACTATTGAAGATGGTAGTTTAATAGCAACTAAAACTGTAATAGCACCTACGCAAATATCAGATAGTATCACTACTACAGATGGCACAATAACAACAGTAGGGGTGGTATCAGAACCTACAAATACATTTGGTATAGATATTGTAATTACTGGTAAAGCAAAATCAATAATAAATAGCAGCACAAGTAGTTCAAGTACAACTGATTCGGATACAGTCCCTGAAGATACAAGTACTAGTAGTAGTACTGAAAGTACAGATACTGATTATTATAATATAGATGAAACTACAATAACACAAACTACTAATGTAGGGGAATACACAGCAGTATATAGTGTTGTAGGTGATAGAAAAACAATAACTACTACTATAGAAACAAAAACATACACAGCTGGTACCAGGATAGATGATGATGGTAATGAAGTAAATACAGTAACAGAAGTTGTAAGAGATGTAACAGTCACAGAGTATGAACCTGTAGGGTACAAGATTACTGTAATTGTCACACAACCTGTAATAAGTTGTATGCCATTGATTACTACTAAAAGAAAACCAACAATAGCTAAAGATAGTTATGTAAACTATAGAGCATTAGATTTAAAAAAAATAAGTGCATATGATTTCATAAAAACAGCATACTTATCAATACCTAGTGGTAGTGGATGGCAGTCAGATACTGTAATAAGTATAGCGAATAAAGATACTGTTGGATTGCAAACAGTACTAATAAATGAAAATATACTGATAGATAATCCTAATACAAAAGTAGTAAGAAGTACAGTTGGTAATATATACATAGACAGTTACCAAGCTACAGCGGTATTTACAAAAAGTCCATTAGAGCAATTAACAGTAGATACAGTTACTGTAACAGGTAAAAAACAAGATGGGACAATTGTTAAGGCACAGATACAAAAAACACCTCAGTTAATGGAAGCCACACAAGGTTTTGTTCTAACTCCTGTTATAACATTGAGATATGCTAAGAAAACATTATACACACATACGGCTAAAAAGACCGATAAACTCAAAAAAGTACTAAATCCTTTAGGGATAGATAATGAAGGTGTAGATAATTTAATAGATACAGTAAGTGATAATGCAGATGTGTACACAGCTAGTATTGTAAGTGGTTTGAGAATATTCAATGAAGATAAGACACTAGTAACTGATGATACGCATGCTAGAGCAAAAATAATGTATATGTTAGCAGATATGATAACTGGTAATGGTATGGTATTAGATACAGCAAAGACTTACCATATACATAGTTATAGTATGGACGCTTCATATACATATACAATAGAACAAAATGTAATAGATAATTTTGATAATACAGATGAATATGGGTTACTGAATATTACAGGGCATAGAAAAAAATATTATATGAGAACAGTAAGAGAAGTAATAGAAAGCTACTCATATACAACTTGTGAGCATGATGAAGAACCCTATGATGTTGTTGTAGATGTATATAGTCAAATAGTATATGTTTACAGAATTGTTGGTAATACTGCTTACAGATATAAATATCATGATATAACAATGACATTAACAAGTGCTGATGGTAGTTATACTGTTACTACAAAAAATAAAGTAAACAATAGTTGGTTTAACCATAATAGTACCCCCTCAGCAGATTTACAAAAACTAATAATTATATATCCAGAAGTTATAAATAGAAAATTAAGTATAAAAGAATATTCTGCAATATTTAATGATAATATATTTTTATTCATATATGCAAGAAAAGTAACAAAAGTTAAGTGGTATCAAAGAGGATTCTTTGGATTTATACTAATAATTGCAACTATAGCAATAATGATAGCATTTCCTGCACTAGGTGCATTAAAAGGGTTTGCAGGCTATCTAGTTGCTGGAGCTGAGGCAATGGTAGTTGGTTATGGACTATCAGTAATGTTTCCAAATATGTCACCATGGGTACAAATGATATTAACAATAGTTATAATGCATGGTGCTAACTTAGCAGCAAAGAGTTTGGCTACTACTACAGCAGAAGCAGCTACTAAGACCATAACAATAGATAACATAATAGCAGATATAAAAACATATATAACTAAAATGTCAACACTAGATAAAATACTGATGGGTGGGAATTTAGTAACTACTGGATATCAAGAGTATGTGAAAGGTGAAATGGAAGATGCTATGGAATACACAGAAAAGTACATAGATATGGTATCTAAAGCTACTAAAAAGTTAGATGATAAAATGAGAGAATTTGGAGTACAAGAAGATAGCGTAGCTATATTTGCAGATTCTATGCTAGATATGGTTGAAGGTGAAATGTATGATGAAGTAGAAGTGTCCGATGTATATATGTCTGTTGATTTCGGATCTAAAATGTTATCGTATGTTTCAAGTGTAGATTATCAAGCTGATAAACTTGATGTTAATAATCTAAATCATACAAATATTATGGTATAATGTTTGTAATGAGTATAACTAGGAGTATATAATGACAACAAAACCTTCTGTATTTAATACAATGCCTGATACAGTATCACTAGCAAGTAGTGATTTTAACACATATCTTAATAATTTAATAGGCGGAGTAGATGTAAATAACTTGTTTAATACAGGTACTAATGTAACCCCAATTATAAATAAAGCAATGACTAATAATGGACATGTAAGTGGATTTGCTAATGATTTATTCTATAAAGGTAAAAGTGGTAGTTTCTGGGATAATTTTCGTAAGCCCAATGATACTACGGTAACCCAGCTTAATCCTAAGACAGGCCAAATGGAAACTAAAGTAATTAGCGGTGGATTTATGAGCTCAGATATGGTACAAGCAGGTAAAGGTCTGTACGGAATAGGTATGGATTGGTATAGCATGCATAACACAAATAAAAATGCTAAATTGCTAAACCGACAATTAGCAGACACACGACATAAGTATGCTAAAGATTACAGTTTAGCTGCTACCCAGTATGAAAACCTACTAGCTGGTAAAGAAGCTAGTATGGAAGCTGCTGCAAAATCTGGATTCACCGTAACAGCACCTAAATACAAACATGTATCTGAAACATATTAGGAGTATATAATGCAATCAGCTTTCTTACAATTCTTAGATGGGTTAGACAAACAAAGACAAAAAAATATTGATAGACAACTTCAAATAGGACAAAATAATGCGAGAAATGCATTATTGTTTAGGGCTAATCAGAGAGCTGATGAAGAGTATAAATATAAACAGGATACTAGAAAAGCTAATAATATGTTTACAAAAGCATACTTGAATCCAGATAGTAGAGATGTTAATAGTTTAATGCCTCAAAGTGAATGGGATAAAGCTACACTAACCCCTGAGGAAGTAAAAGCTACACAAGGTGTAGATATAACTGATAATGATGCTTTAAAAAAGTCTAATATTACTGGGAATATGTTAAGAGATATAATGGCTAAAGCTAAGGCTCAGTTGAATATAAGTAATGCAGCAAATACATTAGTAGATAACCCTAAATATGGATTAACTGAATTAGAAAGAAATCAACAAGCTGCTAAGAAAGTAGCAGATGCTGGATTAGAACTCACATCTGATATAGCCACTAATTTAAAAGCGGCTAGAGCTGCTCAAATAACAGCTATAAACAATGAAAAGAATAGTTTAGCTAAGCAGATAGAAGGATATACTAAAAACATAGGCACTGATATGAGGGCACTATTAAAATCTAACAGTGGTAGTAAGAGTGCTGGTAGTGTTAGAAGTAATACTAAAGGAATATATTATAAAGATGCAGATACAGGTAAAACAATATTCGTGCCAAAAGAAAATACAAATAAAAAAGATAAAGAATTATTTGCTGATTTTGAAGATAGAATTGCCAAAAAAATATCACCTAAAGGGGTAGGTATAGATGCTAGTAATTTAAGAGATTTAATACAGACAATGAGAAATAATAATTACTCTGAAAACAGGATTAAATATTTAATAAATTCAGATATGGATGAAAGTGCTGGTGGATTTGGATTACATAATACAGAGCTTGGGAAAGATGTATTGAATACAGCGGATCAAGAATATTTAAGGATGCACCCTGATGAAGATCCACTACATCATTATAAACCTGTATCATTAATAAAAGGTAGTAATGAGTATCAAGATTATATGACTGAAAGTATTATAAATAATAAAAATAAAATAAATACATTACTTAAGAAATTAACTACACTCAATACAAATCCTGCAGAAGCCAAAAGAGATGCTATTACAAGGTTGTTTGAAAATGCATTAAAGCCAGTAAATAAGAGTACATTAGGTGAAGATTTAACTACTAAATCAAAAAATAAAAAACTTAATGTTGTAGAGAATCATAACAATACTGAAACTTATAATAGATTACAAAGTATGTTAATTAATTCTAATTGGAATAAAAATAAAAAACTTAGTACTGTAGGAAATCATGATAATACTGAAGCTTATAATAGGTTACAGAGTATGTTAATTAATTCTAATTGGGATAAAACTACATTAAAACCAAATTCATTAATAAATACACAAAAAAGAAATAATGCTATAAAAATGATAACAACTGCTTTAGAGAAGGGCCCATCTGATATTTTAGAAGTATTTAAAGACCCTATTTATCTTAAAAATAGTGGTCTTACTAACCAAGATAAAGTAAATATTACTAATAATTATTATGATAAACATGGGTTTATGCCAAACAGTCTAGGGGATAGATTAAGATTTGCTGGAAAAGCTGTAAAAAATATATCAGAGTCTATAGGAGCTAAAACACTAAGTGGTTTATCATGGTTTGCTGAACTACCCCAAGATGCTGCTATGAATTTAAAAGATATAGTTACTGGTAAAGATAGCTATAATTCAGCAACAGATGGTATATTTAATCAAACAAGGAAAGATTTAGATAAAGTATCAAATGATGCCATAAATAGAATGACTAAAAATAATTCAATATATTCTCAAGATACATTAAATAATATGGCTACAATAGGCTCATTTGCACTTACACCAGGGACTGCTCTAAAAACTGTTAAGTATGCTGGTAAGTTACCTATAGTAGGAAAGTATGGAGCAAAGCTTGTCAATAGCACACCAGGTATAAACTTAACAAAAAGAATCTTAGAAAAAACAGGAGCTAATACTCCTGTATCTAAATTACAAAAAGCATTTGCAATTAAAGCAAATAAACAATATGCAGAAGTATTTAATAATGTAATGACTAAAATTGATAAATTAAAATCACCAAAAGTTAATCAATTTATAGAAGATCTTCAAAATAATTTTAATAAAAGTACTAGTATGCGTAAAACAGGTATGGGTTATAATTATATGGCACCAAAAGATTTTAAATACCAAACAATAAGAAGTATTAAAAAATTTATAAAAGAAAATCCTAACATGTCTGAAAAAGATGTTAAATACATAGAGCCTATTGTAAAAAGATTAAAAAAAATACATACAATAAGAGCTACTGATGCGGCTAAAAAGATTAAAAAAGCTAAACAAGTTACGTCTGTAAACAATATAAGTCCTGCTGAACAATTGCAAAATTTAATAGACACTCTGTAAAATTAAATAAGTAATTCTTAAAGTGTAGTTAGTTATAATGAAGCTAACTATACTGTAAGGATACACAATGACTATCGCTGAAATACTAGCACAGAATGATGTAGATACTGCATCAGAACTAACACAACAAAATACTCCTGAAATTAAATCTGCACAACCAGAGTTATCTCAAAATAAATCTGAGGATAAAATACAAAATTTATTGCAAAGAAAACAAGAAAAAATAGAACAACTTAATGGCAAGTATGGTAACAATGATAATCAAATAAATTATTGGAGAAAACAGAAAGTAAACGAATTAGGTAATATGGATGACAGTATATCAGTAATAAATGGTAATGTGTATTCAAACCAAAATAAGATATATAATGAAGATAGTAATGCCCATAGGCAACAAATAACAAGTGATTTTGTTGATAGTGGTTATTATTGGGAACCTAAAGATAAAACCTTCAGAAAAGTAGATAATCACGAAATAATACATGGTAAAATAGGTGGTATATATCATGGAAATTTAAAAGATGGTTATGAGAAAGCAGGATACTTTACAGTTGATGCTGACAGCGGTATAGACCCTGAAACACAATTGATACAAAACTATGCAAAGTATGAGAAGCCAGGTATGACAGGTGGTTATGAACCAGCTAGAGATGGTATAAATGGATTGATGCTTAATGATGTAGATACTGCTAAAGGATTTGAAGCATATCTCCACGGTGGGCAACAAGATTTAAATGGTAGAAAATATCTATTAGGAGATAGGAAGCACTATGAAGATAAAGCAGGTAGAAGCTATACAGAAATAGTTAAAGATGGTAGTATCTGGGGTAATGCTGAAGGTGATACTGAAAAAGGTATGAGCTTAACTGATATAGCTAAGATAGCAGATTCTAAAGATACATATAACCATGCATCGTCTAAGAATGTGAAAATGGATAGTGACTTATTGTTACAAATGCTTAATACATTAAAAATGAGAGAAAGTAGTGGTAATTATAGTGAAGATATGAAACCTGGCCATAGTTATATAGGTGGCTATCAGTTCGGAGCAATGAGACTACAAGACCTAGGAATGGTTAAAAAAGGAACAGATAGTAAGGGATTAAATAATCCAGATAATTGGACAGGTAAATACGGTATTAAAAGTAAAGATGATTTCTTAAAAAATCCTAGTGTACAAGATAAAGTAGCATTAGAATCAATCGTAGACTACATGAAGAAATTTAAAAGTTCTTCAAAGGATATGGGAGATTTAATAGGTAAAACATTTGCTGCTCATTTATTAGGTGCTAATGGTAGCAAAAATTTAAATAGGACTGATAGCAATAATACTACTGGGAAAGAATATTATGAATTAGGTAAGAATGCTTATATTAATTACTTGAATAGACCTGTAACTGTAGCCCCTGAAGAAGAAGGCTGGGTAGATAGGACAGGTACTAATATAAGAGGCTTTACAGGTAGTTTTGCGAGAGCAGCTGGGGATACAGCTAAGATAGCTAATGACTTGTTCTCTGCAGGTGTTTACGGATCTGCAAAGTATATATGGGGTTATGATGATAAAACTGCAAATAGAATGGCTGATAATGTAAAAGTGCTAACAAAAGATAGAATGGATAAATTAGAGAATTACATTGATGGTGCACAATTCCTAAGAAATTTAGGGAGTAAATCAGAAGAAGCAGAGAAATATCAACAAGAAGCATTTAAAAATGTTGAGGCTACTGATCCATCCACATATGGTAATGTTAATCTGCATGCACTATGGAATATGACTAAGGCAGCATTTGCATCCCCTGAAATGTCATCTAAAAGCCTTGGTTACACAATAGGATTTGTAACTGGTATTGCTGAGAAAGCAACAGCTAAACTTGCTGGGAAAGGTATAGCTGAGTTAATGAGTAAAGAAGCTGCTAGAAAAGTAGCTGAAAAAGCTTTAAAAGAATCCGCAAAAGCTGAAGCAAAATTAGCTACATTAAAAGCTAGTGGTAAAGCAATAAGTGAAAAGACGGAACAAAGTTTAAATAAAATGATATTAAGTGAAGATACTAAAAAATCGGCTTCACTATTAATAAATAACAGTACTGAAGCATTAATGAAGGCTCCTGTTAAAGATAAATTAAAAATGTTCTTAGTAAAAAATGCAGATGATTTACACCTTGGTGCATTAATGACTGAACAGGATATGGACGAATATTATGATAAATATGGTGAGAGAGCATCAATAGGGCATGCATTGCTGAGTCTAGCAGGAAACTATCTTGGAGCTAAATTAGAAATAACTGGAGATAAAATAGCACTATTAGGTACTAAAGAAGGCTTATCTGGGTTCTTAAAAGCAATAGGTAAAAAGAGAGCTACTAAATTTGTAACAGGAATGATTAGTGGTGGAGCTAAATTGGCTGAAGGTGGTTTAGCAGAATTAGTAGTAGAACCAATACAAAGTGCTATACAAGGTTTTGATAGTGTGTATAAAGATGGTAATACTACTGAAGCATTAAATAGAGCATTTCATGATGCTGTGCAAGGTGCAGCGTTTGGTGTTGCAGGTGGTGTGCATATGGCAAGTCCAAGAGCAGCAAGTGGTATAATTGGTGATACACTAGATGCAATAAAACCAATGACAAATGTAGTAAAGCAAACTATAAAAAGTACGGTTAAAAACCAACAGGATATAAATCCAGACAATGAAGTAATAGATCCAGAAACATCTAAAGAAATGCAAGAAATGGATGGAAAAAGCCTAGACACACATCTAAAAGATTTAGATGTATTAACAGCTGGTGACGATCTTGGGGCAATAGCTAAAAGATTAAAATATATACAGCAAAGGTTTCAAAATAGTACAGTTACACAAGAACAGTTAAACATATTCAATAAGCATGCTGAGACATTCAATGAGCGTGTAAAAGAAGTAATGCAGAAAAGTATGCCTAATGGTAAAGTAGATCATGAAGTGTTAGGATCGGATTCTAGAAGAGTAAAAGAATTATTAGATGCTATAACAGAGATAGATAATGATGATATAGCTAAAAAATATATTGATAATTTAGTAAATGATGAGAAGTTTAAACGGAAAGCTAGTAAAGAACAATTAGAAGACCTGAAACAAGCACTATTGGATAGGAGAGCTAGAAGTGAGATACTAACAGATACTATGTCAACAGTACGACAGAATATAATAGATACAGGTTTCAGAGGGTATGAAGGTATGGCGAAACTATTCCAACAAGGGGATACTGCAAGTATCCAAAGATTTGCTGGAATAGAAGAGAAAAAAAGAAATAGACTGCTAAATACATATGAAGAAGTAGAGAATGATGTGAAAGAATATCTGAATGAGATTATCAAAGACAATCCCGATATGGATGCTATAGCTGTAAAAAAAGGTATGGCATACTTGACAAGTGCAACATATGACAAAGGAAATAATGAAAATCTTATAAAAGATAGAAAAGCACTAACAGATGATTATATAGCAAATGCTGCAAAGTTGATGGGTGTGAAGATGCCCGAACTAAACGACTATAAGAATGGTAATGGTTGGAACTACAAAGAGTATAACCAAGCTGTGTATGATGCTGCTAAAGAAGCAATAAAGAAGTATGGAGAAGATAGTAAGTATAAGAGAGCACTAGAGAGTAAAAATAAAGTTGTGAAATATGCAGCAGCTGTGGATGGTAAAGATGGTAAATTTGAAGTAAATGCCTACGAGTTGATAGCAGATATATTAAATGAAGATAGTAAAATAAAAGAACAGTTGAAACCATCAAGTACATTGAAACTAGTAAATACAGTCAGTAGCGAAGTACACACACTGAATGCAATGGTAGCTAAATTAGTAAATGGGGATTCTGCCCCTAATAAATTACAGACTATAATAGATGGGGAAGAGAAGAAAAATAGTGATGATGGTGAGAATAACATTTATCAAGGGATAGATGTAACTAAAGAGTATAAAGGTGATAAAGGATATAAAGTAATCAAACCATTACTAGAAACAGTGTTCAGTTTACCTAGAGATGCAGAAAATAGATTGATACTACCAGAGGAAGATGATAAAAAGATAAGACAACTACTACAAAACAATCCTAAATATATTGAAAGATTAGTAGAGGAGAAAGAAACAGAGCTTAATGCCAATAATAATAACAATAGCGAGCCTGTACAAGAGAATGTTGATGAAGAAGGAATGAAAAACCTAATCAAGTTTGTTAAAGGTGAGAAAGTAACAGATGAAGTTAAAGCACTAGCTAAGAATAATCCAGAAATAGTGGATAAGCTACAAAAGAAATATATAAATGTGATAAACAATAAGTACATGCAAAGCCTGAAAGAGAATAAAGTAATAAAGGCAGTGCCATTAAAAGCGTGGGAGAAAGGTATTGCTGAGGGAGCTACGATAAAACAACAAAGCAAAGCAATAGAAGTATATAGTAGAATAAAAGATGAATTAAATGGTAAGGTAGAGCCGAAGTTTCTACATGAGCGTAAAATGTTAGACTGGGTACCAGAAGTAGGTGAAAGAAGTCAAGATGCTAAAATGTCTAGAATAGCAGCTGTTAATGTCAGTAAGAGACTAATAGAACATCAAAATAGACTTAATCATTACAAAGAAATACATGAAGGATTAAAAGCTACTATTAATGGTATAACTAGAACATTTAGTAAACAATATAATGCTTGGAGAAATCAGTATAGCAGTTTAATGGATAAAAAAGGTAAACCATGGAAAGCAGTAGAAATTGCTAAAAATCGAATTAAAGAAATAGAAGCTGAACATAGAGAACTAGCTAAAGAAATAGAAGTAGTCCAATCTAAACTACGAGGTGGAAAGGCATTGTTGGCTAAAAAAAGAAAAGAATTACAAACTAGTTTAGATAAGTTAAAAGACGGCATAAAGAATATTATCAAAAAGATAATAATGATGTTGAATGGTTATAAAGAAGATTTACAGGATCTAGAAAAGAAACAAAATAAATTAGATAAAGAATATAAAAAGCATATAAATACTATAAATATGTGGAATAATCGAGTAAACAGTTTAGAAAAGAAAATAGATAATTATGAAAAAAAGAAAGGTATTACTGAACTAGAGTTGGAAGCTAAAGCTAAAGTTAGAGCTATTAATGAACAAAAGGAAATTACAACTAAACTGCGTAAAAGAATACAGGTATTAAAAGCTAAGTATCAAGGAGCTAAGATAATTGAGAGTAGATTGAAGAATGCTTATATATCCCCACTAAGGAAAGGTACAGGTAAGGTTGAAGATGGATTGTTTGATACACAGATAAATGATATTGCTGAAGCAGATAAAAAGACAGAAAGTATAATAGCAAGTGTACCCGTAGAATACTTAGGTGAAGCCGCCAAAGCTGAAGCTGAAACTGCTGCTGATGCCTTAAAAAATATAGGACCAGTATGGCAAGATAATTTGGAAATAGGTACAAATGAAAATGGTAAGGTTATAAAAGCTAACCAGCAGATGATGTATAGAAAAGCTCCTGCAAGGGCATTAATATATACAAAACCTAAAGGTACTGATGATGATGGTGGTGAAGTGTTTAAAGAGACAGCACTGGCTATGGTATTGGCTCTGAAAGAACTATTAGGTAGTAGAGGATATGAAGTACCGATGACTGCTGAAGATGTAACAAATGATTATGGTGTAGAGAATGTTACACCAGATGTGCTGGAGTACTATAGAAAAATAGGCAGACCAATAAAATATCTATCAGATAGTGTCGGTAAAAATACACTGAAGCTGATGGGTCTAAAGAGAAAAAAAGATAGCAAAGTAGATAATCCTAAAGAGAGATACTCAATGCTAGAACAAAGTATGGGTGCGCATGTGATAGAGTTAGGTAGAGAATTAGGATTAATAAATGTGAAAGAGACTGGAGCATTAGATATGGGGGATATGCTGTTCAAAGCAGAAAATCCAGAGGTTAGTGAAAAAGAAATAAGTGATGCTAGAGAGGCTAGAGCGAAACTGTTAGGGGATGGAGCAGAAGGTGTAAAGGTAGTGACATTCACAGTGAATAAAGATGTAGCTGTAAATGCTGGTAAGAAATTTAGAGAATTGGAATTAGAATTAATAGTACCCGCTAATGTGGCAGGTCCATTATATAGTAAGCCAAATATAAATGGAGAAATAGAAATACGCAGAAATAGTATAACTAAAGCACCAGCAATGGCTCAAGCACATGTAAAGAAAATAATGGATATAGAATGGTATGTAAAAGGTATAGATGATGGAAATAAAAAGATGGAACAATTGCTAAAAATGAATAAGAATGTGCTATTAAAAGCAATGGGGTACATAGATCCAGAAGTATTAAAAGGGCAGACATATACACTAAGACAATCAAACATATCCGTAAATAGGGACATAGAAAGAGAAATAGATGGTGTATTAAAAGTAGTAGATGATATAAAAGAAGGCAGAGCAGCAAATAGTATATGGTTTAAATGGTTTATATCAAAAAATACAAGATACATGTTGGATAGTGCTGGAGCAAACCCACAAACAGGTAAAAAGTTAGCTAGATGGTTAATAAAAGCTAATAGAAAAGTAGCAAATATTAATTTAAATAATAAAACAGATAGAACACTACTCAGTTTAGCAATAGCGTTATCATTTGGATTTGACATAGATAAAGAAAGTATAGAAGATTCACTAAAGTTCGTAGAAGAACTTGTGAAAGATAATAACTATAATAATCTAATGGAGCAATGGCAAAATTTAGTTAATGGTAATGAAATGACAGAATTTAATATTAATGGTACAAAAATAGGATTAAAAAATATAGGGCATGTAGCTGATGGGTTGGAAGCATTAAGTTTAATGCATAAAGCTATCAATGATGGAAGTATGCAAGTAAAAACTACACTTCAAATAGAAACGGATGCAGTAACAAGTGGTTTCGGGTTGAAATTATTACAATATGCTGCTGATTTAGATGTAGGGGAAGTAACAGTTAAGGAATGGTTAGCGAAAACTGGGATGTTTGTAGATGGAACTAATGAAGCATTTCCTGATATAGTGGCGAATGGTAAGTTAGTAGATGCATATAAAACATTAGCAGTAGCACTAAGTGACAAAGCTATAGATGAGTCAATTACACAACAAGAAGATAATAAGGAAGAATATAAAGCAGCAGACTATGGAGTGGGATTAAGAGAAGGTTATAACTGGTTTAAAGGGTTACTAAAAGAAATGAGTAAAGTAGTGGATGGCATAACAATAGTAACGCCAGAAGCTAGGGCACTGCTTAAACCGCCATTTATGACATTCCAATATGGAGCAGGGTTTGTAAAAAATATTAAAGAAATGACAGATGTTATAATGGCTAAAGTTGAAAAAGAAGTACTTAATAGTGGTAGTTTAGAAGATGTAGAACAAATGTTAAAAGCATTTGGTGTTGATGATAATGCAATAGATTTGATGAATTATGCAATGAAGAACGACTGGGAAGGTTATGTAATAGATACAGAGAATGGTAAAACATTAGGTGAAGTAATGCGAAAAACTGTTACAGATAGTTACGGTACAGTAGTAGAACAGGTCCTCAAAGATAAATTTGAACATATAATAGAGATAAACAAAGCTGTAAATAGTGCAATGAAAATAGCATATGATGTATGGAATATGAAAGCTATGCAAAAATTGGAAGAAATGGCTAAAAAGGGAACTAATGTAGGAATAACAAAAGATATGATAGAAAAAGTATTCGCAGATAAAGAATTAATGAAATATTTTCCAGTGATAGCTGGACCATTATCAGAAGGAATAGAAGACTCAATAGCTATATTCAAAGAGAGGTTGCTAGATAGTCTATTCAGAGGTAATGATATACTAAGTAAAGATAAATTGGGTAGAGGTGTAGCATTTAAGATACAAGATGGTAAACCACAGCAAATTAGTTACAGTGCCCTAAAGAAATGGTTAGCAGAAGCAGGAGCAGCTGGTGGAGTAATACCAATACATACACTAGATGCAGCAATAATGGGAGCAATAGCGGATAAGTATGGTGTACTAGAAGTGCACGATGCAATTATAATGGGATTAGCATCGGTGGAAGATATAGTTAGAGAATATAATAAACGAGTAATATTAGTAAGTAAAAAATGGAATTATTTAGGGGAAGTGTCTAAAACACTAGAAAGAGTATTAGACTTACTAACTGATGAAGAATTAGAAGAGGTAGTAAGTGAGTCTGAGAATGACCCTAAAAAGGTATTAACTGAATTGTGGTCATATGCACAATCTAATGAGAAGTTTAGAAAGGAATTATATAGTAAGCATATAACAATACAGCATATGGTATTAACGAAAGAGTCTGGTTATGAATATTATCCAAATGCAAAAGCGAATGATAAGATAAAAGAAGATATAATGAAGGCATATAATAAGTTACCACTAGTGCTACGGAATAGTTTCGGTATTAAAGATGACATTAAGGGTTGTTAATGAAATGTAATATAAATAGAATGTATGAGAGAGCTATAGAATTAAGTAATAATGAAAAATTATCAAAAGCTGTAAAGAAACAATTGCTAGATTTAATTTCACAAATGGATGACTATACAACAGAGTTTGGGGAGTTCAAACCGACAAAAAAAAATGAAGAGTTAATAAATAGATTACCAGCAAAAGATAAAGATGGTAACATAATCAAAGCAAAAGATTTGTTAAATTTTAATATAGAAGATGAGAGTTTTAATATTACTAGTTATATTGATGGTGGTAAATTTTCAGTAAAAGATTATATAGGGGATTTGGAGGAAGAATTAGGTAGAAAACTAACTACTAGAGAAGATAAAGATCTACGATACAAATTTTTAACAATGCTTGCAGAATCATACAGTGAAAAAAATTATAATAAATTTATAGACACACTTGAGTTTGATGATGACGATATTTCCAAAGATAATTACAAGAAAACTAGATACTTTGCATATTGGAAAACTCGAAGAGATTATGCTAATAAAATGCTAAATAAGCTGAAAGGTATTAAAGAACCTACTAGTACACCAAAATTTGATAAGTTACCTAAATATGTACCTGGGCAAAAAACTATGGTATATGCAGGTGTAGGTAGTAGAGAAACACCTATAGATGTAATGGAAAAAATGAATGAAATATCTAAATGGTTAGAAGCTGAAGGGTATTCTTTAAATAGTGGACATGCTAATGGAGCAGATAAAGCATTTGAAGGTGTGCGTATGAAATATGACACCACAACAGGGATACCTGTTAGGAATAAACAGATTAATGGTAACTGGATTTCTACAGATAAAAATGGTAATGTAATCCCTGAAAATAACCTTAAATTTCATAACCCAGAATATAAAATAACTAATAAAAATATTTTTACTGCAGATGATGCCAATGATAAAGTTCGTACTATAGCAAAAGAAATTCATCCAGCTGGTGCTAACCTCAGTGGGTATTCCTTAGATTTACATGCAAGAAATACATTCCAAGTATTTGGTAAAAATTTAGACAAACCTGTAGATTTTGTAATCTTTTACGCAAAAGAATCTAAGAACCCTTTAAGACCAGACGGTGGTACTGGGCAAGCTGTTGAAATGGCTAGAAGAAAAGGAATACCAACTGTTAATATGATGGATTCTGATTGGAAACAGCAAATGAGAGATATATTAGGATTAAATAAAAATGGTAATAATAATAAAACAGTACAACCAAATACTGCTAGTGATAAAATATCTGATAAAGACATATTAGATATACTCAATAAGATAGTTATTACAAGAATAGATCCAGACGAAGGTTTATGGGTTATGAGAAATGGTAAACCTATTAATTTTGGTAATCCATTTGTTACTAAGGAAAACTATGTTAAAAAGCCTGAAGATTATTATGTTGGTGGCAATAATGCTGCTTCTATAGCATATTATAAATGGTTAAAATACAATATATTACCTGATGGTTACAATCGTGATTACAAGGTGTTGGAAAAAAGACGAAATGTTATTCTTAATAATTTAGATATAATAAATAATGCTAGTAAATTACGATATAGCGGAACAGCTAAAGGAGAACAAATTAATCATGTTACTGCATTAATAGCGATAGCAGAAGATTTTAAGAATAAAGATATAAATACTAAGCATACAACAATTAATAATAATAGTAATATACAAGGTATTGAAATATCTACTAAATCCGAAGATCCTTTAGGGGTAGCTTTAACAAATGTAAGTTATGCTAGAGGTAGTGCATCAAAATCAGAATTTGATATTGAACCTCCCAAAGAATGGAAATTAAAAGCCCCTGAAAAAGTTAGTAGAGTTTGGTTTAAAAATGGACAAAAACGAACAGCTGCGAATGTATGGGGACATAGTGTTGAGGCATGGTATAAAGCAAATAATGCTCAAATTAGAGAGATACCAGAAGGAGCTAAAGGTGATGAACATGATACAGAGTTAATGCAAAAGTTGATAGAACTTAAATTAAAAACACATAAAGAAATTACTAAAGAAATTACTAAAAGAGGTGGTGTAGAATTTTTAGAGCATTCTACACATAATATTGGGAATGGTAGATGGAGCAGTAAAGGTAAAGGGCTGTTCATAAAGACACTAGTAAAAGCATATAAGAATGTTATACAAGAAAAGATAGACGATAATAAAATAACTGAAAAAGAAAATTTACACAAATTATTAAGTACACTATTAGAAAATATGAGTACTGAAAATAGAACTAATGTTACTGGAGAAATAACTACTAAAGTAGATGATAAAGGAAATAGTTTTTCTAGGAATAATAGGAAAAAGGCTTATAGTCTACATACACAGGTTGTAGATGATTTTCTCAACTCATTGGGTGTAAAATGGGATGTATTAAAAAAAGCCTATGAAAATAAAACTAATGGTAAAAAGCTAACAGAACTACAACAAAAAGCTTATGATACTATAAGTAATGAAGGTTCATTAGATTCATTAAAAGATGGTATTAATTTAATATATGAATTAAATCTAACTGACAATGAACTAACTACGGAAAATTTATTAAAATCTATTGATAGTAGTAATAGTAATAGTAATAGTAGTAATAATAATAGTAACAATACACTTGCAGAAAAAGATAGATATAAATTGCAAGGTAAGTTTGAAGCTAATGAAGATCAGAAAAAATTATTGGATAAGGCTGTTGAACTTTTTACAAGAACATCTAATAAAGTTGAAGATAGCCTCTTGATAGTACAAGGAATGGGTGGTACAGGAAAATCAACTGTTATTGGGAGAGCAATTGAATTACTTGCTGAAACATCGAATACACCTATAAAATTCATAGGGGCAGCAGTTACACACCAGGCTACAAATGTATTAGAAAGTATGACTACAACAATGAGTGGGACATCTATAAGAAAAGATATCCGAACTATATCATCCTTACTGGCAGGAATGAAAGTTGGTACTACTGATAAACCAGAAATGGAATATGATGAAATGACAAATATCAGTATACCTAATGGCAGGTTTTCACTGCTAACAGCATTACAAGCACAATTAGAATTCGGACCAGCTGTGTTAGTTGTTGACGAAGCAAGTATGCTATCAATAGATGATACTAAAAAATTAGTAGCATTATCAAATATATTGACAAATGCTAAGCATAAGTTCAGTATAGTGATGTTAGGTGACTATCACCAATTGCCTCCTGTATCTAGCATAGAGGTTTTAAGCCCTATAATGGCAAGAGTAATAGGAATGTCTCAACAGGAGAAACTTGGTTCAAATACTATAGAAGTACTAAACGGAATTAAGGTAATGACACTATCAAAACAACAAAGACAAAATGTAGATAGTAAGTTGTTTAGTGTAATTTCACATGTAGCAAGTCTAGTAGAAACATTGCTAAAAAGGCGTGATAGAGCTATTAAAATTCCAAATGCCAACAAGTCTTTAGATGTTAGCAGTATGCCATCTGATGGAGAAGTTGGGTTTATATTAAGTAAGCATTTTGACAATAGTAAAAGTGCCACATGGAAAGCAATTGTAGGATTATTTAATAAAAATATTGCACAAGGTAAGCGAATAGCCTATGTAGCATTTAATAACAAAAATATTGCTGAGTTTAATAATAAAATTAGAAAAGCATTATTTAAAGATAATAAACCTGAAGCTAATCCATTAATTGCTGGTAAGGATCAAGTAGTATTATTTGAAAGTGCTTTAACTAGTGGTATTACAAATACAAACTATACCAATGGTATGGTTTTTAAAGTTACAAAAGTTGAAGATGCAACACCAGCACAGATAGCTGAGAACTCTCTTATAGCAAATTATGTAAGAGGTAGAAAAATATTATACTCAGTTATGTATAAAAATGATGTAAAATTATCTGCAGTTACTCTAAAATATAAATTAGCTGATAAAGAAATAGAAACAACTATAGTAATTCCTTTAAGTATATTCAAAGATATGCAAACTTTATTACAAAGCAGAAATGGTGAAATACAAGAATTGTATAAACAAGCTATGCAGGAATATACAGAAATTTATAAAAATGAAATACAAGATAACGGTACCGAAACTAGTACACTTATAACAGAAGAAAATGATAAGGAAGTTAATTTTGGTATGCTGAAGACTATTGCAAGACTGCAGGAAATGACTCCTAGTGCTGTTGCTATAGGATATGCATATGGAGTAACTACTTATAAAGCACAAGGCCAAACTATACATACAGTAATTTGGGATACTGCTGTCAAAATGGGTGGTAATAATGATAGTAATACTAAATCATTAAAGAAGGCTATGAGTGGTTATACAGCTGTTAGTAGAGCTAAGGAACAATTAATCATAGTAGGAGACAAAAATATATTAAGTAAATTAGGTTGGAACGGTGAGGTAGATATGAATAAATCCCAATCTAATATTAAAAAAGAAGTAAATAATAGTAGTAATGATAATACAATAGAATTTCAAACTACTGGTAGTACTGATATAGGATACGATAAAGATCTAGTTAAACAAATGGTGAATAGATTAGCTAAACTTTATCCAGAAATTGAGTATATAGAGAGTCCTAATGAAATTATTAGTAATCAATCAGTTAATAATTTATATCAAATAGGAAATAAAAAAAGAAAAGAATATAGTAATAGACTACATAAAAAAAGACCTGATTTACAAAATATTGAACAAGTATTAGATAGTATAGAAACTTACATTGATAATAATAGTATCATAAAAGAAAAAGATCAAAACAAATATTATAATATCGCTATTAAATGGACTATTGACGGCAATTTACTACTACCAGAAGATGGTGAAAAAATGATAGGAGCAGTTAGACTAGCAGCTACAAAAAAGATAGATCCTATGCAATTCAATAATCCTAATGAAATATTTGATAAATATGGTGAAGATATAAAGCAAGATACATATAAAAGTGCTAAGTTAAATCCTGACACAATACCAGAATTTACAAATAAAAAAATAGTAAAAAATAAAGATGTTGGAGAAATAGTGTTGTACAGCGTGGATAACACAAAAAATGGTCAATTAGCTGTAAGAAAAATAATAAACCATTACTGGGGTAAAAGTGCCAATCCATGGTGTTTAACTTACACTGATGATAATGGTAAGCTTACTAAAGATTCCTGGACTATGTGGAACGAAAAATATGCAGGAAGTAAATATATTGCATTTCAAAATGGAAAATTAATAGCTTTTAGTGCTAGCAATTTTGGTGATGAATATTCCTGGTGGGATAGAGCTGACAATAGTACTGATGAGTACATTCCTATAAAAAGAAAACTAAATGGATGGACAGAATTACTAAAATATGATATAAAAAATAATAATCTTAATACCGAAACTATAGTAATGAGATATAAAGGTGATAAGAATGATATTACTAAACCTTATATAGAGTATAACAATAACAATATAAAAATTGTTGATAGACATATTTCAAATAACCATAGTGTTACTATAAGCAAAGTTTATAATATGTATGAAGATGAATGGTTTGAAAAAAAAGCAGATATAGATTTACAAAGTGGTAAAGGTACTTTATTAGAAGAAAATATATATTATGGGAATTACCAAACAATAGTAGGAGAAATAGATAAAATAGGGCGTAGAATAGGTATTAGGGCAATGTACTCAGAAGATGGCTTATTATCCCGAAAAGAGTATTATAATAAAGAAGGTAGTTGGATAAAAACAATAGACTACCATGAAGATGGTGTTTCACCTTATATCATCACACATTATGAAAATCGTGAATTAGTTTCTCAAGAGGTACTTGACACCCCTAGTGCAAATGTATATACATTCCCACATGAAGAGTTAATCCCTGATGAATACAGATTTGAATACTTTCAAAAGAGTAATACTAATAGAATTAAAGGTATGGCAGATTTAGATGCTATGAAAATACTGATAAACACAAGTATAGCTACTACTGATACGCCTTCACATGAATATGCACATTTTTATATACATTGGTTTAAAAATACCCCAATAGTACAAGAAGCTATTAAAAAATGGGGAAGTGAAGAAGCATTAGTACAAGCTATAGGTGAACAAGCTGTTAGACAAAAAGGTGAAGCATGGGGTTGGTGGAAGAAATTTAGTAATTGGTTAATAGATTTATTTAATCAATTACCAAACAAAGATAAAGAAGAATTAAAAAATCTACTTACTGATGCATTTTTAGAAAGAAAAGATTTATCTAGTAAAAATATAATTAAAGATTTATTCAATACGATATCAACAAATGTAGCAGAAGAATTGTTAAATGTAAATGAAAAAGGATGTTAAATGGCTAAATGTGGTTATGAGAATGTATTAAATAGAGTCCAAAATAGTGATGCTAGTTTGGATGAAAAGAAAGCCGTAGAAGATTATATAAAAGTAAAAAAGATGGACCTACAAGGAATGCTATTGAGTCCTGAAGAACAAGAGATGTTGAATGTAGTAGAAGAGTTAGGACGGCTTAGAGAGGCTACAGGAGGTATTAAACAAGCTAAAGTTAGTTTAACTATAAGTCAAGTAGCAAAAATGAATATACTAAAACCAAAATATAAAAATAAACCAATAAATATTGTAGGTGGTAAGGCCAGTACTGAAGGGAATGTAATAGTAGAGGCACTGTTTCCAAGAAGTGCAAAAAGATATACATTAAATGCTAAGTTAGTGGATACTGAAAAAGGTAGTATAGAAGACATAGGTAGGTATGGGGCTAATGGTAAAACTAACGATAGTAAAAACTATGAAGAAGTGCTAAAAGCAAGTAAAATAAATAGTGTAGAATCAGTATTAGGATTAATGAGAAAGTTGAAAAAAATGGATGCTGTAGGAATTAGTGATAAAATGTATAAACATTTAGAAAATGTTGTACGAGTAATACTAGGACCAATGTTAAGAGCTATACCAGAAATGGCTGTGTATGTAGACGAAAATGCTGAATATAATGATGGACATATAAACACAGTAAAAGATAAAGGAATATATCTAAATGTAAATACAACAGCAGTTAAATATGGAAATGAAATGAGTGCTGTAACAGTATTTGTACATGAACTAGTACACGCTGTAAGCGTGTTTGCAATGGAAAATGCTAAAGGACAAGTAGCTCACGCATTAACACGATTGAAAAAATTAAGAAAAGAAGCAATGAAGAGATTAACATATAAAGACTTCATGCCAAAAATAGTAATAAATAGAGAAATAGAAGAAGAGATAGCTAAAGAAAGATTAGAATATGTTAATAATGATTTAAAAGAATTTTTAGCATATTCAGTAACTCATGAAGGAGTAATTGAAAAACTAGATGGGTTTATGGAAAAAGAAGAAAAGAGTGGTGGAACACTATTTAATAAAATAATGAATTGGATAAATAAACTAGTTACTAGAGCAATAGCAATGTGGAATGGTGAAAAGCCTAATATGAAAGGTAGTCAAGCAGCAATGGTAGTACTTGAAGCATTTGCCATAGCACAAACAAAAATGCAGAGAAAAGTAGTAGAGACTCCATTTACAAAAATAAACGAATGGGTAGATGGGTTAGAAGAAAAATGGTATGAAACACTAAGTAAGTATGGTGAAACAATGAATGAAAGATTAATTAACAGTAAACCAAAAATAAGTGATCCACTATGGAAGAAGGCAAGATGGTATGCAGGGTTGTTTGGGCATTTAGTAGCAAGTCCTAGTATGTCAGGAACATTAGAAGCTCTAATGACAGCACTAAAGATGAAACCAGAAGGAATAGTACAAACTGCTATTAGACAAATAAAGAAAACAACTCCTATGGATAATCTAGCACAAAATTTAGGATTAATGTCAGTACAAATAGATGAAGAAAGAATGGCATTAGCCAATAATCTAGCATTATTAGGAAAACAATTATTTAAAAGAAAATTGAGTAAGGAGGAATCAGCAGCATTGCAAATAGTGTTGCAAATGAGCGATGGAGCACTATTGCTAAGTAAATATGGAGAAAAAGCTTTAAAATTTATAACAAGTGAAAAAGCTATTGATAATAGACTAAAACAATTGGATAAGTGGTTAAGTAATAAAGTATCTGAAGAAGAAATGAGGTTTTATAGATTTCAAGTTAAAGGGTTGGCAGAAATGATGCTAACAGGAAAAGGTACAGAAGTACAGTTAAGAAATGCAACTGCAATAGCTAGAATGATGGGAAGTGGAAGTGAAAAACCGATTAATGAAGAAATAGTAGAAGCAATAGATGAAATGGTAAGTTTGGAAGCATTAAAAAATACTGATAGCGTTGCAAAAAATGTACTAGCAGAATTAATTAAAGAAGATAGTGAAGGCGTTGTAGCTTTTGGTAGAATGCATACAGCACACGCTAAGAATGTAATGAGTAGAAAGAAAGATGTAGATGTATTGAATGCTAAAAAAGGTACTGTAAGAGAGACATATGATGCTTTTGTTACTAGTCTTGTAGGAAGAATGAAAGATAAAAAAAGATTAGAAGCACGGGGGTATAAATTTGTAAGGGAATTAGAAAAAACAAAATTTGACTATAATGGTGAAAGAATGGGACTATATGTTAGTACAGATAGATTAATACAACCATTTAATAAAAGTGCTATAAGATATGTAGGAGATAGGCAAGTTGGTAGAAGTATGTATGAAAATGCTAGAAAGAGTGGAATAGATGGAGCTACTAAAATAGCATGGAAAGGAGTACAAGATGCCAAAATATATACAGAAGTATTAAATAAAAAAATAATGAAGGGGCAAAAAGTAAATTTAGAAGGTGTAATAACACCTGAATTTAATAATGAAGGAAAAATTGTAGAATACAGATTTAATGTAAGTATGGAAGATAAATTAAAATATTTAGGAATGGAAGTAAATGGATTTAATGCATTAGGAAGAATGGTAGCACATCAAATAGATGTGGAAGAATCTGCAAAACAAAATGAAATAGTAATGCAAGAGTTATTAGCAGATATGGCAGAAATGACACCATTACATAGAAATATTCAAAATAATGAATATGTAAAAATAGATTTATTTAGTAATGATCCTATGATAAGCGATATTGCTAGTATATTGCCACCAGAATTTAAAGATACTTTAAGAAAACTAAAAGAAGCAGTAGAAATTAAAAGTGAAAAAGGTGCTAAAGAACTAGAAATAAAACCATTATCTAAGAGTTTATTAAAAGAATTATTAGGTAGTAAATATAATGAATTAACAGAATTACAGTTAGGAAAATTATCAGTAGCATTAACGAGTGGAGAATTATGGGTTAAAAGAAATTTATTATTAGGAATGTTTGGATATAGAGAATTAAGTATAACAAATATGTTTGGAGTTAAACAATTGCCAGAACCATTAAAATTATTATTAAAAAAATTAGAGAATATGTGGGAAGCATTTGTAAGTTTATTTAAAGTAAGTGTAGTAATAAAACTATTTGATGTAATAGCAGATAATATAATAAGTAACTTTCTGTATAGTATGATGACAGGTGGTAATCCACGACATATAATAAATAATTATACTAAAGCTTGGAATGAATTAAATATGTATATAGCAGATCGTAATGAACGAATACAGTTAGAAGCTAGAAAATTAAGTGAACAAACTAACAAGTATGATATGCGAATAAAAGAAATTGATAATAATATGAATAATATGGCAATTAAACCCTTAATAGATGCTGGATTATTTACACTAATAATGGAAGATGCTGAAGCTGATACAGCTAGTAGAAATAGATTAGTAAAATTAATGGAAGACAGAACAAAAGATGTTCCTGAAATATACAAGACTATAGGTAATAAAATTTATATGACAGATAAAACAGAAACATTTAAATTTATATATAGTGCAGTAAATAAAAGTGATTTTGTAGCTAGATATGATCAATTTGTACAAATGCAAGTTAAAACCCAAAAGAAATTTTATAAAGAACATGGTAGAATGATGACTAAAAAAGAATTAGTCATATCAAATAAAAAAATAACAGATAATATTAGAGAAGTATTTATTAACTATGCATATCCTGATTCAGCGTTATTATCAAAAATGAATAAAATGGGATTGATAGTATTCAGTAAATACGCAATAAGAATACAAAAAGCAATAATGATGTTATTGTACAGACATCCGATACGAGCAGCAGCAGTTATGTTAGGTCAAGAAGCATTGTATATGACTACAAATATTGATACAGCAGATATCGTAGATAGCAGTGCTGTATTAAATGGACCATTTAGTATGTTTCACCATTTTGGTGTAATGGAAATGGTAAAACAGGTGGTAATACCACCTGTTTTTCATGAACTTTAAAGAAAATACTTTTTAAGTATTTTTGCTATTTGTGGTTCAGCTTTAACAAAATTTACTGATTTGGTAATTTTACCTGCAGCATTTTTTGTTTTAGACTTTTGATTGTTAGATTGAATAACTGTCCCATAGCACTCAACAATAGCTGTAGATGGCAAACCTAATTTACTTAATGTACCATAAGTAACAAATAATATGTCTAAAAGCTCTTTAACAGTATTAGACAAATCTGTAGCTTCTTTATATTCATTAAGCTCTTCTTGCAACATAGATACTTCTAAATCTTTAGAGTAAGTATCAGGGGTGTTACCCCTGATTGTGTTCCAACGAATAGTCTGTTCTAATTGATTGTAAAATTGTTTTTTACTTTCCACCTAAGCTCCTAATTGTGTTCTAAGCTGAGCTAATGCTAATAGTGTTTGAATTACTTCGGGGCGTGCTATATTGTCTTTAGAATCAGTTACTAATCGCTTAGTATAATTATTAAGTATAGTATCTATCCTATTTATAGTTTTATCTGTTTTTGTTGGTTCTGTTGGGTTAATTGCCATATATTCTCCTGCAATATCATTTATATGAGTTGAAGCATCTTCAATAGCTGCTTCATTAAATAGAGCATTTACCCTATCGGTAAAGTCTAAAAACTTTATGTATTCTTCAAATGTTAGTTGTTTCATCTAACTCCTTTATTAAATTTATTCAAATCATTTACTAATTTACCTTTTTGATAGTTAGTAGTATCTGCTTCTTGTAATGCTGTTGTAGTGCCATTAAGATTTCTATATTTGTTATACCATTCAATTATATCAGAAGATTTTTCATTAAATAATGGTAATTCTTTAATATCTTTTGCACGAACATCTGCCCAATATTTAATAAAATGTTTACCAATATCCTTAGTATAACCAGGAATTGAACCTTCTTGTTGTAAATAAGAGTTCCATTCAAATTCTTGTTGTACTGATAATTGCAGTAATGAATTAAACATTTTGGAAAACCAACCATTATCAAACAGATGTTTAAATCCTTGATATTTATCTGTCTTTAATAAATTAATAACAGTTTTACCTACTACTGTATGAAATGTCATTTCATCATGGCCTATTAATTTTAAAGCTCGTGAAAACCCTTGAATAGGATTATTATAAGCTTTATTAATAGTCCAAGTAACAAAAAATGAAAATGGAAATTTAATTCCTTCTAATATATAAGTTGCTGCTAATAATGTTAATAATGATTTTTTAGCTTCATCATTAATTAAACTTTTATGGATACACAAATCAATAAATTTATCAGCACCATTTACCTCATTAATCATTCTAGTTTGAATATGCTCATCTGAATAAACAAGATCAAGAATATCATTCGTTTCTTGCCCAAAAACTACTTCTAAACCATTACTATATGAAGCAGCATGAATAGATTCTTCAATACTAATGCGTTTATAAGTATATTGCAATTCTGGAACAGATGTTATTTGAGCTATATAATCAAATATATTAGTGACACCACTGTCCATTAAAGTTTGATATACAATATTTAATTTAAACATTCTTTGAGCATGATTTGGTAATGTCTTAAATCCTGCTATATCTGAAGTATAGTCAATTTCATTCATAAACCAAGTATTAGATTCAGAATGTTCATATAATTTTTTAAATTGTGGATACTTAATCTGATTAATTCTAATATAATTATTAAAATCCCCAAAAAATAATTTTGTATCTTTAGGTTTTATTTTTACACATATGATTTTTTTACATTCCATAAATTTCCTTTAAGATGAACATGATTCACAACCTTTTATTAAATCTGATTTTAATGGTTGTAAATAATATAATGTTTTTAGTCCTTTTGATTCTGCATCAATAATATCATTAATTATTTCAAAACTACTATCAGTAGTTTGATAATAATGACTAAATGATATGGATTGATCTACAAATTTTTGTCTAATACTATTTAGTGTATTTGTTGTAGATATAGGAATATCAAAAGCTGATTGATACCATTGTCTATATTGTTGAATATTAGGAACTAAAATCGGTAAAGTATAAGTACCTTCTTTCATCATAGATAATTGTTTAACTGGTTCTATACCTTCTGTAGCTCGGATTATCTGACTACTTGTAGCTGTAGGAGCTATAGCCATATGATATGAAAATCTAATTCCATATTTTTTTATCTGTTGTCGTAAATAACTCCAATCATGTTTATACTCATAAGTAATTTTAGATAATGATAAATCTAATGGTATTAATCCTTGAGACCAATAAGAATCTTTATAAGTAGAATATGCACCTCGTTCTTTAGCTAACTTTACTGAACCCTCTAAAATATAGTAAGATAAATCTTCATATAATTCATGAAGTAGTAGCTCAGTTTCTTTATCAGTATAGAGCAATTTATTACTAGCCACATAAGCAGCTTCGTTTGATACTCCTATACCAATAGCCCTATGTCGTTTATTAGCATACTCACCCTCTTTAATAGGGTAATATTGGTGAGTAATTAAATTATCAGAAGCTTCTAATAAATTATGTATAAATTCTTGTTTTTTAATATGAGATAACTTAATCCATTTCATAATATTTATAGATGATAAATTACATAAAGCTATTTCACCAGTTTTAGCTGTATTTATAGTATATGCATTATCTGTCTCAAAATTTATTAAAATTTTAGATGTAAAGTCTGTACTAGCTTTAACAGGTAAAACAACTTCTTGACATAGATTAGAAGCAAAAACTAGAGCATATGTCATTCGTTGTTTATTAATATTATCAACAAATGTAATATACAAATTTCCTGTTTCTGATCTAATTTTGCTAATCAAAAAAGCTAAATCTCTAGCAGGTACTTTTTGTTTTCTAATACCTATTTTTTGTTCATACATTAAGTAAGCTTTTTTAAATTTATCACCATATGTTTGATTTAATAATGGAACTTCTTTTGGATCAAATAATGTTATATAACCATCTTCTTTAATACGAGTAGTAAGTATATGATACCATTTAATAGCATATTGTAAAGTTCTAGCTCTAGTGTCTTCACTACCTCCTGCATCTTTTAACATAAGAAGATTTTTTACATCATAATGCCAAAATGGGAATGTAATAACAAGAGCACCTTTTCGTTTACCGTTTTGATTAAATGCTCCTATGGTAGCTTCAAATTTTTTTATGAAAGGTATTGGACCATCTGATCTACCACCATTTTTACCTATTGGTGATAATGTGCATCGTAATTTACTAATATCTAAGGCTAAACCACCACCATATTTACTAAAAGTTGATAATGCAGTATCGGTATAATTAATACTTTCAGTTGTATCATCAACTTCATTTAATACACAACTTGCTAATTGTGGTTTAGGTGTTAAACTATTCACCATTTTGGGAGTAGCTTCTGTAAACAGGAATGTACTTAAATCATCATATCTTTTTTTTATTTTCTCTAATCTATTTTCAGATTTATCATATAAATATGGTGCTATAGCCACACGCATATAAATATGTTGAGGTAATTCTAATTTTTTAGTTAAGGTATAATTAATAGCATACTTATCCATTAAAGTAATTAAACCTATAAAAGGAAAAGTTATATCCCTACTTTCATCTATGTAGTCACCTAAGGTTATAAACTCTTCTTCAGTAAAGTGTGTAAGAAGATCTGGTGTATAAACATTTGCAGATACACCTTTTTTAATAGTTTCATAGTAATTAGGATAACATTTATTTGGTGGATTACTATTATAAGTTTCTTTATACACTTTTAATAAATATGCTTTTTCAGCAACTTTATCCCAAATTGGGTACATTTCTGATACTAAATTAGAAGCAGTATTTATAACTTCATCCCAAAGTTTATCAATTTTAATTTTATCATAAATTTTAATAGATAATGCATTTAGTAATGTCTTAGTTAATACTTTATTATTATCAGTACACCAATTAATAGCTTTAGTTAATTTTTTAGATGAATATGGTTCAATTGAACTATTACGCTTTACCACATTATGTTGTTTATTTTTTGCTAACTGGATTGGCATTTATTTTCCTCAAACCATATTAAAAACATAAGATTAGTAAATGCATGATGAAGATGAGGTTTACCTGATTCTTCATCTACTTTTTTACCACTACGGTATGCTTCTAAATGACGATAAAGAGCATCTGTATAACGCTCTTTAGCGTTTGGAAGATATTTCCAATTATTAGGAGTATACTTTTTTGCACCATAAGTTAATATAGAAGCTAAAGCTCTAAGAGCAATTGGAGGTATTAATGAATAACGAAGTTTATCATTATCGTATTTAATACCCTTTTGCGGTATTTCATCTTTAGCTTCTGCTATGCATCTTTCAGCAGAACTCATTATGAGTCTACCATTAACTTTTTAAAAGATGCCGAAGGTTTAATTTTAACAATTTTCTTAACAGGGCTATTGTAAGGCTTACCAGTTAACTGATTAATACCTGAGCGAGCTGCTTGAATAGTCGGTTTAAAAGAACATAATCCTGAGATATCTACTTTATCTCCTGCGGCTGTACGCTCTTTAACTACTTCAATAATAAGTTCTAAAACACGCTTTGCAGCTGCTTTAGATTCAATATCATTGGATTCTACGATTCTTTCTACTAAATTTGCTTTAGTAAATGTATTCATATAATTTTCCTTTAGGAATGGGCTACTTCGTTTATGGTACGATCGCTTGAACCATAGAATTTGTATTGTACAGTGTACAAGCTTATGAATAGTTTAAAGGTTTTGAAAAAGCCATTTAGCATTAGTTAATTTAAATATGCTGCGTGAAACAGCAACATAATATAAAAGAAGTTCAGTATGTTCTTCAATGGTTGGTACATAAGAAGAATCATTGTTAAAAGCTTCTATAATAGGTTCTATAGACCTATTAAGATCATCAGCTATATGTACATGTGAAAACTCTAAACCTTTACTAGAATGAGCTGTAGTTAATGTTAAATCACAATCAATACCAATATGTTTATTAGCATTTTTGTATGTTTCTATAACAGTATTATTACTATATTTAAGAATAAGTTTTACTGCTATTTTTAATTGTTCATTCTCTTGATTTTCATCTAATAAGAATTTCATAAGCGATGGTTTATCAGGTCCAGGTAATATACTAGCCCATAAATTAACATCTTGTTGAAGTTCTTTTAATTCTGGATCATATTGAGTTGTACCTACTTTAGCATATGCTAGAAATAATGGATATTTAAAGATTTGATTAATTTTAGTAGTAGAAGTTAATTTATATGGTTTAGATTCTAAATTTAATTTAATCATTTCATCTATAAGTTGAGTATTAGTTCTAGTAATAATAGCTTTTGAAGTATCAGGAGGGAGCAATCTAGGGGTTCCTTTAAAATCCATATCAGGGTCTATATAGTCTCTACAAAAAGTTTCTATAGCAATTGCAATAGGTTGTGATACTCTAAATGATTGTGTTAGTGGTAATTTAATACCTTTATCATGGAAATAATCAAAACCATTTATACATCCCATAAACTTAAAAATAGCTTGTTTTTGATCGCCTACAATAATCTTTTGCTTAGCAGGGTATTGTTCAATAATATCAATAGTAATTGGAGTGGCATCACCTATCTCATCAACTGCTAGTATATCTGTAGGATGTGGCTTAATATTGCCAGCCATTACACCCATATGATATAATTTTAAATAAAAACTATGAGTAGCTTGCATTTGTCCATCATACATTGCAGTAAGAATATCTTTAGCAGCTAATGCATGTGGTTCATCATCATCTATAGATATTTCATCTAAATAATCATTAAATGATAGACTATTCGAATTACAAAAATTATTTATAAGCTCTGTGGTTTTTATAAAATATTCATATTTTGGACGTAATTTAGGTAATGTATTTTTCCAAGATATAAAATTAACTAATGGTAGTTTTAATTTATATTGTTTTACTACTGCTTGATATGCTAAAGAATGTAAAGTAGAACACTCAGCTGTATTACCAAAACGCTGTTTAGCTTCAGCAGCATTTGCATTACCAAATACAAGATATCTAAATGTACCAGATGGTGTAAATTGTTTAAATCGTTTAGCTATTTCAACTAATACTGTAGTTTTAGATGAACTTTGTCAACCTGCTACAGCGGAGATCTTAATGAACTCATGTAGCAGGTTACCTCCTTCTACCTTTGAAGCAACTGCTTCAAAGATATTTAACTGTTCTTGTGTCCAATCATACATTATGCAAATGGATTAGCAGTAGGTGCTTTAGTTGTACTAGCTGTAGCAGATGCTGCAGTACCATTAGCTGAAGCTTTTTTAAGTTCTTTAACTTTCTCTTCAGTCAAACCATTATCATAGATAACTACATCAGCATATTCTTTATCTTTCTTAAGTTTAACACCTATTTCAGTATTATTGATAATTTCTTCTGCTGTTGCACCATCAAGTCTATAAAATCCCTCAATAGTCTTTCTATCTTGAAGTTTACCATTATAAAGTGAATAAGTTTGTTTAACTCTAACTAAACACTCAAGTCCTGTAAAATCTTGGAGAACCATAAATTCTTTAGCTGTTTTATCTTTACCAACTGTTCTAGTTTCAGTTACTGGATCAGCTATTGAACCTTCAAGTCCTGCTATAATAGCTAATTTATTTAGAATAGGTTTTCTAAAGTTATCTGAACCATCATTGTTTTTAATACCTAGTCCATAAAGTGTTGATGTACCTCCTTCATAATCAAAATTAAATGTTACAGATACTGCACCATTATCTCCTTGTACTACACTAGCAAAATTAATTTTTACTGGATATATACCTGAAGTATTAATATACTTACTGCCGTCTTTTTCAGTAACACCTGCTGCTGATTTGTCAATTGTCATAAATGCCATATTTATTTCCTTTTATTATTTTTTATTAATTTAGTATTTAAAATACAAACTTTTCTATTTCGCCATTTGTTTCAGATAACAATTTAATATGTTCTGCCAATGAATAATCATTTGCTGATTGTGTATCTGGTAATTTATCTTGTGGTAACAATGTTCTACAAGGTAATCCTGGTGATCTATGTGTTACTTGATATTGTTTATTTACAATATGAAAAAATGCTACATGATCATGAACAGAAATAGCTCCACCTGATTTACGATAAGCTCCTGATGAAGCATCCTCATAAGTACCTGTATCTGGATTAAGTGTTACATGAGTAGTGGATATAACATTCATACCATTACCTACTAATGTAACTTCAAGAAATTGATTGAATTGAGCAATTTCCTTGCTAATCATAGAATGAATTGTAAATCCTTTATAAGTTTGACTACAATTATCAGCTATGATTTGAAATACACGAGATACTGTATCTACAGCTATAGTTTCTGGTAATTTACCAGTAGCTTCTTTGAATTTATTAATCTTATCAATTATACCATCAATATGAGTACCATTAGATTCATAACCATTAATGAGACCATTAATATCTGGAAATGTTGAGAAGTTAGCGTGTGGTATTGGAAATGGAAAATGCTTACCATCGATTGATATAACAAAGGATGTCTTAGGGTCTAATGTTTTAAGAGCATTAGTTTTACCACTTGAACTGAGACCTGTTAAAAGTAATTTAACACCTGGTTTTTTGTTTGCCATATATTATCCTTTTATAATATGTTAGTTTTACAACATTACGGTTGTTGTATTAACCGAATAATTCGGCACTTGTTGGTTTAGTAGGTTGTTTATAATCTGGATGTAATCTCCAATCTTGTGCTAGTAGGTATCTATGCTCTGGATATTTATCCCAGTGATCTACACTAGAAGCAATAACACGAATTATACCATCTATATACTCTATAGATTCATCAGTTATATTTTCAATAATTGTAATAATTTCTGATGGGTAATCTTTAAGAGGCCTACCTGTTTTACCTATTCTATTTATATCTTGACGAGTAATATATGTATTTTTAATACGATCAACAGTTATGCCTTTTTGTTTAAGTACCCAAGCATATGTAAGTAATTGGAGTTTATATTCATATTTTAATACTTTAGGTATTCTAGCAGGTGTTAAAGATGTAGTTTTATAATCATTAATAAGTGCAGGCCCTATTTGTTTGAAATTACCATTATCATCTAAAATGACACCTTCTAGAGCATCTATAGAACCACCTACAAATATATTTGGCAATACTTCATGAGCTATAAATGGTTCTACTAATGATGGCATATGTGATTGAAGCTCATTATTAATAAGGTTCATAGCCATAACTTTATACTGTGATTCAATTACTTCTAAAGAAATTTCCTCATTGTAATCTTCATAAGCAGGCTCTGTATGTTTAAGAATATAGTTATTAATTTCTAATTGATTTTCTTTAGAAATAGTCTTATTTTTAGCATAACATTCAGCACAGTAATGTACACAAGTACCCAAGACTGATGCTGTTGAGGATATAAATCCTGATTCATTTAAGAAATTTTCTCTCCACCATTGATTAGTATTAGTGAAAAATCTAGATATACCCGATGCGGATATTCTAAATTGATTGGGTTTAATTACATTTTCACCATTATTGTAATCAAGAGCTGTTAGTAATTTAAGTTTACTCATTTAATTCCTTTTAATTTATATTTTACAAATCTTGTACTATAACAATTTTAATTCAAATAATTGTTTATATATTTTATATTTATATTTATACTGTTTAGTACGCTTATCAATTTCATAGTAATTTAATTGCCATAAAATTTGATTATAATAACCTTTAATTTGATTTGCATACATATCTAGTTTATGTTGTGATCTAGCTCGTTTATATTTTTGGATTAGATTATCTATAAGATACCAATTAATTGTAATTTTTGTATCTAAATCCACAACATTTATAATAGTATGTTTTGTAATTAAACTTTTTAATTTATTTACTTGTTTTGAAGTAGTTGCAGAATGATTTGTAGCATTATTATCCATCAAAAGTATATTATTATTCAAAATTTCAGCTATTCTAGTATTATATGAATATAAAATATTACCCTCATATGATAATCTACCTGAAGCTGTCTTAGCATATTTTCTATCTTGATTTAAATAAGATTTAATTAAACCTTCATAGTCATACGAACCAATTGCTATCATTATATTTCTCCTAGATTATTAAATTCTAATTTATTTAGTTGCATCCAATTCATTTCTGATTCTTTATAATTATAATATTTTATTAAGTAATTCTCTACTTCTAATATATAATTGGGTATAGAAAATATACTAGCTGTACCATCTGAATAATCTAACATTATTATTTTCATTTGTAATCCCTTAATATTCATTTAATTTACGCCAAAAAGATATGGCTCTTGTAATTTCATCTATGCGAAAACTTTCTTGTTTAGTCATCTTTGTAAAACCTTTCTGTACTAGGTCAAATCGTCTCTGTTTGAGTATAGCTATTCTAGTTGATGCTATTGCATCTGAAATTAGATAGGCTCTTATATGGCATTTAACGAGATTTTGATCCATAACTTTTTTGATTGCATTATAAATCTTTTCATCTAATACTTGTTTAGATATTCCATATAACTGTTCTGTACTAAGCATTATTTATCCTTATATTTATTTAGAAAATCTTTAACATTTATATTATTTAATTCATCACCTATGGTATCGAAGTATGCCATTGTATTTCTTGCAAATAATTCTAGTTTACTAAATTTACTATGAGGATACATAGTTTCTAATTTATCATAAGCTTCTATTGGTTTTTTACTATGTTTATCTCGTGGTGATATAATAACTTGTGATACTTTATTTTCATATTTTAGCATTTTACCTTTACGAAATATTAAACAAATTTCAGCATTAGATGCTGTATAATTACCTACACCATAAAATGGTTTTGAATAACCTTTATTTTGATAATAAATTTGAGGCTTATCAGTTGTTATTATTGATGTTGATAATTTAGGATTAGTTTTTATCCATACAAATCCTGTAGCTACTAACTTTAATGTTGGAGATTGAATAGCTGTAATGCATTCTTGTAATTTAGCTAATGTTATCCAGCAATACACTAAAGCATTAGGTTTTAATGGTAATGAAAAATCTAATGCTTTAATTTCTGACATCGGCATAGTTGAATAGTGTGCCATAGCTCCTCCACCAAATTTTGTGGAGGTATTAGATCTTTTATTAAATTGCCATGGTGGATCGATATATAAAATATCATAATATTTAAGATTACTCAAGTTGTTTTCCTTTTGATTTTAATTGTTTATAATCACGACCTTTATTATCAGCACCTGTATATACATAAGCATGAGATTTCATTCTACTTAAAGCAACATAATAAAGTCTTAAAAATGTGTCTAAAGGTATTGGATTATTATAACGAGATTTTTTAGCTTGATAAGCTGTTAGAATATCTGCTACATCTACAAAAACTGTATCATAAGTTTCACCTTGGGCTTTATGTACTGTACAAGCATATGAATGTTTAAGTCTAAAACTACTATTAAATAGCTTCCAATAAGAAGCTTTATCATTGGCTTTACGATAGATTTCAAGTTGATTATTAACAGCAGAAGTAGATTTATAGTGATAAATTTTATAATCTATACCATCTGTAGTTCGTACAAAAACAGTAAATTTTTCATCATCTTCAGTTGCTTTACGCACTTTTACTTCATCACCATTACGAGCTGTACCCAAAGGTTTATCAATAATTACATCATCACCTTCTCTAAATATATTAGCACCGTGTATATAATTGTTATATTTATCAACAACTATATTACGATAAGCTAAGATTTTTTTATTGGTGTTACAATCATTGTAAGTATAACAAAATTCTTTATGTGAGGCTATAAAAGTAATGTTAGGAACAACAGTTTTTAAATCTGGCATTTTAGTAGTCTCTATAGCCGTTCTAAGGCGTGTAAAGTATTCAGTAAGTGAAACTTCAGGTTGTTGTCTCATTTGCTCTGTGAGCTCAATAGTGTGCTTAGAAAAGGGTGATAAGTCTGGTGGGTTAGAAACAGCTTTTAATTGTACAGGATCTCCTATAAGTAGAAGTTGCTTGATAATACGTTTTTTATTAAGATGTAATAAATGATCTAGTATTTGTTGAGGTAATAAACTAACTTCATCAACAATAACAAGTTTTTTAGGTTGAATTTGTTTACCTGTAAATACTAATGTTTGTTTATAATTGTCTTGAATTATTCTAAATCCAAAATATGAATGAACAGTATTTGCTTGTACACCTGTCATTTGTGAAATAACAGCTTTAGCTTTATGAGTTGTAGCTGTTAATGCTATATTCTCTGGATTAAATATTTTAACAATTTCTGAAACTGTATATGATTTACCACTATTACCTGTTATAAATATAAATCCATTACGCCTAGCTAACCAAAAAGATGTAGAAGTTGTAAAACAATATTGATGATTTATAGTAATTTCAGTTACATATTTTTTATGCATATATACTGATTCTGTAAGTGTCATTCCAACTTCATAATGTATATTTTTTACTTTATAATCAGATCCTTTAAGAATTGTTGTACCTATTCTATCTCTTGTTTTTATAGAAGCCATAGTATTACTAGCTAACATAAAACAATATTGAATAACATCAATATTAGTTTTATTACCACTATAAAATATTGGATTATTAGTTCTATTGTATTTTGAACCATCCCAGTATGTTACTTCTTCAGCTATTAATTTTGCTTGTTGTACTGAAGCATTATACAAAATTGTTAAATCTTTAGAAACAATATCAGTATTCGTCGAAACAAAGCTAATATTCGTATAATTATGAGCTGTATATGTTTCTGTGTATTTTATATTGTTAAGTTTTAATAATTTATGTAATCGTTGTATTTTTCGTTCTTTTTTTAATTTAAATCTTACATAAAAATGATGTTTTCTTTTAATTATACTTGCATCAGCTTGTATTGCTAACAGTAGTTGTAATTGACAATCAGATAGAGCTATAGATGTTGTTACAGTTTTTAAACCAATAAGTACTCTTTTATTGGTTAAACTACCAATTACATTAGCTACAGTATCTGTATTCCATTCATTACTATTTTCTTTAGATACATAAGGCATACGATGATTTGGTGTTAATACCATATTAATTTTAGAACGCTTTGTACTGTCTGCTATTAAATAGGCTTTATGTTTGCCTGGTATGCTTATGTAATCTAAAGGTTGTTCCCATAATAATTCTTTATCTTTAGTTATTGTAGCTATCTTATCATTTGGTGTAAAATCAGATATATACTTCCAACCAGTTGGTGTAAGATATTCAGTTTTAGCATCTACACAACCTGCTTCACCCACTAACAATGTTTTATGTTTACCTGTTGCTATTCGGTTATAAACTTGTTGTTGCTTTTTATTAAGAGCCACTATCTTCCTTTATATTGAATTTCTTATATATGTGCCATAATTGCTTGAATAACTGCTCTTTCGGTATATGCTGATTTTTCCATTTCCAATAGAATATCACCTCTAATAGCACCAACTTTTGATGTATCAATTTGATGTCTTTGGCAAAAATCCTCTGTACCAAAGTAACAATTACCTGATTGCAAAGAGTCCTCAAATCCAACAAATACTTTATTAGCATTTGTTTTTAATTTCTCTTTTGCTTTTTGCATTATAACTCTTCTTTGAATTGAAGATAAAATACTACTGATAAAATCAACAACTCTTATCTCTTCATCAAATAGTTCTTTCATCTCAAAGTGATACTCCTCTTGGCCAACTTTTATAGCTAAACCATAAGTTTTATAAGCTCCAATAGCACTAAGATTAACTACACTCCAAACAAGTTTATAACCAAAACGATTTTGTAATCTTTTTAGATTTTTTAATCTTGTAAGTTTTATAATACTTTCATTTTGATAACTTTTAATAATCATAGTTCCATCAATATTAAAAGTTACAAATTCTTGAAGTAATTTAGAATTAATATCTTGACAAGCTTCTTTTATATTTTTATTCCAATCAAGATTTTCGAGGATATAATTTTTTGCTTCCCACATATCTTTTTCAAAAATAATATTAAGAAAAAAAGTATCGAATACTTTATCATTATAATCGAAACACTCCTCAACAGGATTACCAAGTTCTAGTTCATTATAGATATAACATTCTTTTTCTAAATTTTCTTTTTTATCTAAAAGAATATTAAAAAGTTTTGTTTCAATCTCACTGTTTCTTGTGCAAGTCATAGCTATAAATACTTCTGTATTCCAGCAATTCTCATATTCTTGGTATTTTCTTTCCTCGTTATACTCTTTAAGAGTTCCATCCCAAAAAGCAATTTCTATATTTTCTTCTTCTAAAGAAGGAGATATGTAGAAATCTTTTCCTTTTCTATGGAAGATTGTATATCCATCTTTTGGATCAATTTCATCAAACCAACCATCTTCATTTAATTCATTAAATTGCCAAAAATCAGTTAGACGATTATTGTTTACATAGTCTAATCTCCCATTGAAATATTCACAGTCGTCTATATCAAGAGTATCGTAATTTTCTCCATGTATTTGTGAATAATCCCCATAATAAAGATTATCATCATGATTTCCTCTCGAAAAAGTTAAACCATCAAAATCATCAAATTCTCCAATCAACTCTTTTCCTTCGAGTTTGATCAGATCTTTTGCTAATTGTATTTGAGATTGTTTGGAACAATCATAGTTACTTAAAGGAATAAATACTTTTAAACTAGGTAACAGTATTTCTAATCCTTTACCTTTTATGATTTTACCTATACTGAAACCATTCATTTTTATGGTTTCTATAATAATTTCTTTATTTAATTCTTTTTGTGTCACTTATATTCCTTTCAATAAAGCTTTAAATTTCTATTTTTCTATCAATAGTTAGAAGAGTTTTATATTCTTCTTTTAATTCATCCTCTGTTTTTTCATAATTATGTGACCACATTAATTGTAATATAAAATTGTCATCTGTACTATTACCATAAGGTAAAATTAAATATGGATTTAAATATAGAATACGCTTATGTTTCTTTATAATATCTATTTCTATAAGTTTTCTAACTAAACTACTAATTTTTACACGGGATACATTAAACATATTTGCTAATTCATTAATACCTATAGCTTTACTGTATTGATTTTTAATAAAGCTTTTAGTACTTTGATGCCCTAATATATAAGATATAATTTTAAAATCTATATTAGAATTTATAACTTGTTCTAAAGCTGTATTTAGTTTTCCTATCCATACTCTACGCATGCCTCCTGTTTTTACTAATCTTTTTTTATATACAATTGTTTTTACAGTTGAATCTTTTATAGTATCGCCAAATTTGTTTTTAACAATTTTTAAAGTACTCTTCTGTTTGATTGCCGTATATTGCGTTGTATCCACCATTTGTTATCCTTTTTTATGTGGTTACTGAAAAATATAATAAATGTAAACTCTCACTAGTACATATTATCACAAATGTAAACTCTCACATACATATCAAAATGGCTGTACTTCCCTAAATTTAGGTATTTAGTGTATATATTAAAAAACGCTTCTATTAATATATAATAATAATGGGAACATAAAAATATATTAGTATTGAATTTGTTATTTAGAACATCTATATCTCTATATAGGATATACCTTTAATTAAATATTCTTGCAATGTTTTAATATCTTCTTCAAATTCTATATAATGTTTGTATTCTTTAATTAAGTGTTCAATTGGATATTGAGCAGATTCTTCTGAAAGGTCAACCATACTTGGTGTTATGTTAAGCTTAACTTTAAATATAAAATCTACTGATAAAGGTGGATTGTATATTACTGTAAATGTTGTCATTTAATTCTCCTTGGATTGTAATTTTAATAATTCTTCTATGGTATATAATTGCATATTGTATTTTTTAATCATTTCTGATGCTCTTTCGATAGGATATGTTGTACAATAATTATTATTGAATGGTGGTTTTTGCAATCTTGTTCTTAGTGTATGCTCATTGTTACTAGTTAACATTACCTTCATAGGGTTAACATTAAAATTTTGTAGTTGATCACTACCAAATGTAGCAAAGTATTTCATTATAGTTCCTTTAAGTTTGAGTATTTAAATGGATTGTGGAACAATACTAATAATATGTTCTACAATCCGTTTTAAGCTTATTTGTGTATGTGTCTAATGGATTCATCAAATTAAGTATTTAAATTGAATGTAGGGCTAATTAGGTAACAGTAATGTGTATATTTAATCTTTCATACTTTATAATCGTTGTACTACAGATAATATAGTATCTTGAAATCGTTGTGTAGGCATAGGTGATGCCCAATAATCATTGATTTTAGTAAGTAATTCTATTATAGCATCATTATCCATACCTAATTCTTTAGCTTTGAATGCAGCTGCTATTAATGTTCTTGTACCTGAACCATTTTCAGGACACTCAAAAGCAAAATTAAATGTTGAGTATGGATTGTCTATTAATGCTTTAGCTTCTGTTTTTGTTGGTGCTTTAGCAGGTTTAATCTTTTCAGTAGCTTTATCTGTTGCTATTAAGATATGATCTCTAGCTTGGATAGGCATTTTATCAGTTATTGATAAGACTTCTCTATCAGCATATGAAAAGAATATTTGAGATTTAGGTAAGAAATCTGTTGTTAATGCTAATGATGAAGCAATAGATTCTATAAAATATCTCCAAATTTTATTATCTATATCAACAAATGAGTCTAATTCTAGGATTACTCTAAATTTAAAATCATTATTTGAATCAGATGTTAAAGCAATATGATGGTTAATATCCTGTAGGATATAATGACAATCTTCAGCAGTTATTACTGAATTATCTATATCTAAAATAATCCATTTAGTACCTCCAATGATGCTATCTTTGCCTCTTATTCCATCTTTAAATTGAAAAGAGGAATATGCTAAATCTTTTTTAAGTAAATTAGCAATTTGAGGAAAAGTTATTTCTTGAAATTGAAAATTAGTAGCACATTGTTTAGCTCGTTGTTGTTTAGAACCTGATACTGGCACATATGAAACACCAGATATTGGTGTCGGTTCAAGATGTTCATAAGTAATACTATTCTCAGTTGGTAAGTAAACACCTTGTGGATCATAAGAAGCTGCTAATTTAGTAAGCTCTATAAGACGATTTTTAGACGAACCTGTAGTTGGTATGTAGCCAAGTTTGCGTAATTGATGAAGTGTAATAGTAGCCTTATTAGATATGGCTATTGACTTCATATAATCAGCAAAATATTGATAAGGTTCTTTAACAAGTTCTTCTTCAAATGATAATATATCTGGTGTTATTAATTCACAATAATTTATAGCATAAATATAATCTATTAATTCTACTTGGCTATGATCTGGATAAATGGATAAAGCACCTGCTAATTTTAAAGCTTTCCATTGTAGATGTTTTCGTACTAGTGCAGAAATAGGATGAGTTGTTTCTAAAGATTTAGCTATTTCATTATTATATCTTTTATATACTAAGAATATTTCTCTAACTTCAGGGGATATCTCTAAAGGTTGATTAACTAATGGAATAGCTTTTGTAGTTAAATCTTTTATAGCTTTATTAATTTGTTTTCTAGTTTCTATTGCTTGATTCTCAAGATCTATTTCATCTTGTAACATATCTTTAACAGCATTTTTTCCTGTATAAGTTTTAAGAGTAATAGTTTTTTTAATAAAACAAAAGAATGATCTTCGAGCAAGTTTACTATTAAATTCAGTTTTAAATAATTTTTTAATATTTTCATCATATAGAATAGGTGCTGCTGAACCTTGAAATAAAGCTGAAACAGGTAATGATTTAAGTGACTTAAGTTGTTCATCTTTAGCTCCTATAAGTTTAATTTCTTTATTTCCAGTATCATAAACTTCTGACATAAATTTCATAAGTTCACCTGCTGAACCATTAGACATTTCTGTTGAAAATTCACCTGAATAAACATAGCCGGCACCTATTCCAGATTCTTCTAGCTGATTAAAATGTTTAGTTAGACCTTTAATAGTAGAATCAGGAGCAGCAAATAGTTCTTCTGGTTTAATATAGAAATCTTTATAAGTTGCAAATTCAGAAGGCATTTCAAGACCTGCTTCGAATGCTTTAGTAATAGCTTTTTGTTTAGCTACTGATTTACGGTGATTATCAATAATCTTGTAACCTTCTGTAAAACATTTACGAATAGCTTTGACAGATGAGTCTTTACCTGATCCTGATGTAGATAAAATAAATGTAATAGCATTAGTTGGTACTGATGTAGAATCCCAATGTTGTATGTTTCTACGAAGATGAGAAGCAAATAACATTAGTTCTGATACTGCTAATGTTTGTTTAAATCGTAAAGGAATAGTAGGATCAGGCATTGCTTTAATAAGTAATTGAATTATAGGAGCCATTGTTGTGTTTAGAGCACCTGCATTTTTTAAATATTCTTTAGTTTTTTCTAACATAATATTCCTTTATTATTTAGTTATTCTTGTATAAGTTTACATAAGTTTTTTACACATTGAGGACAAATAGGAGAAATGCTAGGGCCTCCAATTTCAGGATCTTGTCCAATTGTTAAATAGTAATCACCTAAAATTTGAGCGTCACATTCATCACAATATGGTATAAATTCTTTTGGAAATTCCGAAAATGTACTATTAAGTTTAATTGCCATTAAAGTATTATACTTTTGTTCAGTATTTTGGGAACTATATTCCCAATAATTTTTACTCTTTAAAGTGGATCTTTCAGGATGATAATAATTTCTTTTTAAATTCTTAGCTAATTCTCTAGCTCTAATATATGCTGTTATTTTTCGCATTATATTTCCTTTATTATTTAATTAATTGTATTTTATATAAAATCGGGAGTTGAACTTAAACTCCCTATACAATTCTAAATCAATTTGATTTAATGAACTTGCCACCAATTATCACCTATTTTTATTTCACCTGTGAAGGTGGTCTGCATACCTAATTGTCTTGAAATTGTAGTATAAGCTTCTTTAAGAATATCTTTAAGGTATGGTGTCCATTTCTTTTTACAAGTTATATCTACTTCATCATAGATACATAAATTTTGTTTATAATCATAACCATGTACCATTCCTAATTTTTCACATTGTTTATGATATTCAATAAGATAATATTTAATAGCTTCTGCATTAGCTCCTTGACAAGAATAATTAAGCATTTTATGACTACTATTAACATGAAGTACTCTACCACCTAAGGTTCCAACAGATTTTGTTTTATGATATTGTTTAGCTAAATCTCTTTCTAATTCAGCAAGTCCTATTGTATTTTCTGTAAGTTTCTCTTGAACATATTTACCAAATAAAGCTTGTTTAATTAATTGTTCATTAAATAATACTAATTGTCCTTTTTTGATAGGATAAAATAAATTAGAATTACTTTTAATATTAACAGCTCTTTTTTTAAGTTTCTTTTCCATAATTTCAAATTCAGTAGTTGTATAATTTGTATAATCAGAATTACCTAAAATTGTAAAACCTGTAAGTGTTGGAGAAGAGCCATATAATTTACCAAACCAAATAGATTTTCCATCATCTCTTGAGATGGTATGAGTAGGTAAACTCATAGCTTTTGCATTAAGTGAATGAAGATCAGTTTGTTTAGATTTATTACCATGATTTATAATATGATCAAGATTTCCATTATCATATGGGTATAAAAGTTCTGAAAGAACTACATTTTCTGCTCCATCAAAATCAGTACCTATAAAATCATAATCATTAGATGGAACACAAAATAATTCTCTAAATTCTTGTTGAGAAGGAATTTGTGAAAGGTTAGGGCTATTAGATGTAAACCTACCCGTAGCAGTTCCATTTGTATCAATATGTGTACTAATGGTAGAATCTTCACGAATATTGTTGAATAACGAACCAGTAGCATCTGATAATTGTGATAAATCCTTTTTTACTTTCATGAGACGCCTAAGATTTTTACCGTAATCTCCTAATGCTTCAAGATCGTCACGATCTACTCTAACATTACCTTTATCTGTATAAGTAGTAAATTCAAAATTATATAATCGTTTTAACCATACTTTAATTTGATTATCAGTAGCTGTAAATTTAGTAAGTTTAATATTTTGAAATTCACCTTCTTTTTCAATATAGATGAGTTTATGTGGAGTATTAAAATACTTATATTTATTTTTAGCTGGTAATTTTAATTTACCTGATTTAAATCGTTTTAATGGTTTATAATAAGGTGTATATGCTATCCATTGATTTTTATAATTATCATTAGGTATATAAAGTTTTCGTTTAATTTTACGGTTAGTTTTTTGTGGTTTGCCATCTGGTAGAAACATAGGTCTAAATTGTTTAGCTAATTTATTTTCAATTGATATTTTTTCAAATGTTAATTTTAAAGATAATTTTTTAGCTTTTTCTTTATCAAAATAAATACCATTTTGTTCTTGTTGATTAATAATTTGTAATACTTGATTTTCTACTGCAATTACTTTTTGTGTTGGAAAATTAGGCATAGATAGTAGTTTATTGTAAAGAGTTGTTGTTACTTTAACATCTTGTTTACAATAATCAACCATTTCTGTTGTTAGTTTAGTCCAATCTTCATAATGATCTTTAAATGTTCCTAAACGCTTACCAAAAGTATCTAAAGAGTATTTACCCCAATCTTTTGATTCTATAAGGGGTATTCCGCGATCCATATTCATAAGTTGTTCTTTATTAAACATTAATTTAGATAATAATAATGTATCAAATTGCTCTGCTTTAAATTTAGTATTAAAGAAATGTTCTACTAAAGGTGTGTCATAACTAATAGAGTTATGTCCAACTAGAATATCTGCTGTTTTAAGTAGCTTAAGAGCCCCTCTAAGGTTACCATTACTATTAGGAGTATAAAGAGATGTATAACATTTAACAGGTTGGATTTGGTCATCTAGGATACATTGTAAACCTATACAATGAATATTACTATCAATAGACAAACCAGTTGTTTCAATATCATAGACTATTGTTAGCATTTTATTCCTTTTTCAGTTTATGTAATTGTGATCGTAATAATTCATTAAATTTATAGTATATTTGTGAATCAGTAATTTTAAAAATACTGTTATCTAAATTTATTAATTCTTGTTTTGTAAATTTATGAATAACCTTTTTTAAAATACTATATTCAAAATCATTATAATTTTTTAATTTCATAATTTTTATTTAGTTATTATAGATAGTTCGTAAATAATGAGCAATACCAAGGGCATCACAGCGACCATCAAGAAGACCGCCACGAGAACCTTTGAGAATGGCTTTGGGATAAATTTTAGAGATAACATCATAGACTCCTTTTTTACCTGATTTAGGTTTAATACGACATACTTTTTGCCATTCACGAGGTCTTGGTTTAATATAACCAATATTAAGAGTTTGTAACATACCTTCAAGTTCACCTAATCGTTGTCCAAATGAAAACATAGATTTAACACCTTGCCCAGGCATAGATGATACTGCTTCTATTGCAACTAAAGCTGGAGTAACAGTTGATAAAGCAATTGTATAACCAGAAATATTTGATGATTTAAAATCCCAAAATTGAGTTGAATTATCTGATCCTAAAATACACATAGCCCCATTAGCACCTGGATCAAATGCTATAAAATAATTAATCATTATTATTCTTTAATGGAAATTGTGGGAATTTTTCATTTATTGAGATTACTTCAAGTTGTTTATAGACATAAGTTTCAAAATTATAAAGTTCTCTTGAGTTATTATATCTAAATTCAGGTAATGTAGTGGATTCTAATAATGTAACTATTTCTTTAACCCATTTCATTTTAGCAAAAGTTTTATTTATTTTAGAAGTATATTTTAACAAATAATATAAAACATTAAGTGTATTATCAGAATAATTTTTTAAACTTTCAATTCTATGAATATCTAAATTACTAAAACTAGTATAATTTAGAGTATTAAATACTGCATGTACATCAAATTTTACATAATGTGTTATAATATTACTAAATAGATTATATGAAAAAGTAAATGTAAAATTCAAATCAGTAAATTTTTCTTCAAAAAAATTCCAATCTGTTATTCGTTCTAAACATGTATTAGGTAAACAATATTGATAAGAACTACATAAACTATTACATTTACTTAATTTTTCTAAATTATTATAAATTTTTGTATTTGGATTTCTAGTTTTATTAAAAATAAGTCCAGCATATTCAAACAATAACTTAACTTTATCGTTACGATGATAATTTTCATGTTTTGAATTATTTATAGTTTTTATTTGTAATTCTCTTAATATACTTAAATAATATAAAGAATCTTTAATTGTTATATATTTTAGTTTACTTATATTGTTTTTAAATATATTAAAAGCAAAAGTATTTAAAGTAATATTTAATAATTCATTTTGTTTAATTTTAGTATTTTTATTTTTATAATACTTTTTTAATAAAAGATCTGGTAAAATCTTTTCAGCTTGTTCACTTGTTAAATCATAATAAAAATTTTTAGTTTGTATAATTACATTATATAAAGATTTTTTACATAAATTTTTATAAGTATTTCGTAAAGATGTAAGAATATATAAAGGCATATATCTTCCATTTTTAGGAAAAGATGTATAACATAAACTTGTTATAAATATAAATGTTTCTTCAGATACTTGTTCAATATATAGTCTATTTCTTAATGCTTCTAAATTTGTATAACCATTAACTATAATATTATTATAAATAGTTTTTGTTTTCATTATATCTTTAGCTTGTAAAATATTTTTTAAAATTTTTTTCTCTTCATCTGTCATTTTAGTGCCTATCCTTGTTTAATAATTTTAGTATATGAGAGGGTATGTTTAAATATCTATAAAATGGGTCATAGGGTTTAAGTATATTTTTGGAATAATAATTTTTTAATAAATATATTAAAAATCGTTCTGGTAATGGTTTATATTTATTTTTTGATATAAGATAACAAATATCTATATATTTTTTAATATCAAATGAATTTGGCTTATTTCTTTCACAATATTTTTTAAATAATTTAAAAGAAAATTCATTATCATTTTTAATATTTTGGTATTCATGCATAGTTATTCCAATGGATTTCCTGATTTATCACAATTACGAACTTGAATAAACACAGGTTTTAATGGTTTATTTAATTTACTGTAAGTTTCAAATTCTATTGTAGCATATTTTCCAATTAAATTTGGTGCTTGTTGTAAAAGAGCTGATCGTTGCTCATTAGTACCTTTTGGTTTAGCTTTAAAATCACCACCTTTTGATTCTAATACGAATACAGGATGTTTATTTTTATCTACTGAAAAAGCTTTAATTTTAAATTCTGCATCTTGTGTTAGTTTATATTTAAATTGAGATAATGTACGAATATTATATTTATACATACCATTTAAATTTTTAATAACTAATCCCTCATAACCATTATGCATAGCATGTGAAAGATAAGATTTGATTTCTGTATGATTATGTACTTTAATAAATTCAGGATATGCTACATGCATAGTTGTTATAGTTTGTAATACTTTATGTCTCTTTTCAAAATTAAGATTTAAATCTGGAAAATCAAATGCTATAGCTATTAATTTAGAAGTTAAATTATTATGTTTTGTAACAGCTGCTTGTATATCTTGTAAGTACTCATTATGAGAATACAATTCACAATTAATAGATGATTGTCTATAAGCTAGTAAAGTATTTAAAATAGGTTGCTTTAAATGAGGTGGTACTTGATATTCTTCACCACCTCTTGAATAACATTTTAAAATATTATCTACAATTCGAAATATAACATTAACTCCATTGTATTTAATAGTAGCAATAGCCGGAAATTTAATTTTAGATTCATAATCTTGATACTTACCAACTTTCATAGGAAGTTGTACAGTAATTGGTGCTTCTTTTGATGTAGAATAACCAGATTTTATCTTTTTATTCCATTTGGCTTGTGCTTCTATTACTGCTTGCTGCTCAACTGTAGTGGCATTACTACGATTAATATTCTTAGGATAGCAAATAGTTGTTTTAGTTTGCATTTTACCATTAAGTTTACCAAAAGATACTGTATAAGTATCTGTTGAAGTAGTAATATCGCATATTTGAATAGAATTAGTTTTAGTACGTTTGTATAATGTTGGTAATGTCATATTAATCCTTAGTGAATGTAATGTCGTAGAAATTTTCTACGGCATTACAATTGTAGTTCCACCTACTATAGATGGATTAAGTTTACGACCATCAGAAGTTGTTAACCAATATGGTGTAAGTTTACTAATAATTGGGTATTTAGGTAATGCTGATTCTATATCAGAATACATATCAGACATACAAATATATACCCATTCTTCAGGGTTTTTAATTTTAAGCTTTTTAATAGCTTTAAATACTCTAAAATGTGATGTACCACCTGTACCCATTCTACAACTAAAAGCTTGTTTAAATTTAAAATTATTTTGAATATCGTTTGTATCTACAATATGATATTGAGCAACTATATCTGAAGTATGATGATAAATATAAACTTCTGCAATTTTTTTAGAATGTTGTTTGATTATAGATAAAACTTTTTGAAGTTCTGTTGTATGTATAGAGCCAGATGTATCAATAGATATAATTAATCTAACTTTAGATTCAGTATTTTGTGTAACAGGTGCTGTATAAATATGTCTGTAAGTTTGAGAAATATTTTCCCAAGAAGTTGAACCTCCTTGAGTTTTATGATACATAGTAGTTTCAAATGACTTTTTAAGTTTATTAAACCAATTAGCATCAATTTTTATTTCATCAAATAATTGATTCATAAGCGTACCAATAGCAGTACCTTTAGTGGATGTAGATATAGATTGTTGTAATTGGTTTGACAAAGTGACTATTGATCTATCTTGTTTTCCAATAGATTGAGCACCATTAAATGAATCATTAGGTAAAGCATCTTGTTTTTCTTCAGTAATATATTCCATATTTATGGTAGAAATTTTAACATATTTTCCTTTAACTTTTTTAATCTTAAGCTTAGGTGAATTTTTAACCATATCTAAAAGAATTTGTACTTCTGTAACTAAAGTTTGATCTGTATATACAGGTATAATAGATCTAATAGTTTCCCATTTACTAGTATTATTTATTAAATCTATCATTTCAATAATAAATTTATTAATAGCGTATGTTGATGCTACCTGTATAAGATAGAAAGGAGATTCATTCTTTTGCACAATACGAAACATTGCTGCTTGATATGCATTAGTGGTATGTTTTCTTAATATTGTTTGTAAAGCTGCAAAATATTTATATGAAAAATAAATAATATATTTATCAATTACTTTAGTTAATCTCTTTAGATGTTTTTTATCTTGATAAAAAATTGTAAATACAACTTTTTCATCAGTAATATCTGTTGAAACAGAATCTATTAAATCTTGAATAGATAATTTTTTAGGTAATGGATAATCTTCATCATAAAGAGTATCTACTTGTTTTAATTGAATAGCAGCTGGTAAATTTAAAAATAAACCAGTAGCTAAAAATGCTGTTTTACTCTGAGCTAACAATAAATTAGTTTGAGTAAGTATTGAAGTAAATACTTCATGTTCTATTTTAGATAGAAATTCTTGTTCTGTCATTTTGTATCCTTTAATTTATAAATTTTGATGCAATATCAAAAAATGTATTTTGATCTTTAAGTTTCATATTTTGAATTAACTTTTTTTCTTTAGTAGTTAATTTATAATTTATTATATCAAAATTATCTAAAATTAACTTTTCAATCATAATAGATTGAGCAGTTGTAATAGCTTGTCCTCTTTCTTTTAGAACATACTTATCATAAAATTTAGCTACTAAATAACCAATGAATAAATCATCATCAGCATTATAATTAATTAAATCAACTAAATATGCAGCATCCTCTACTGTTGAAATATATTGGATGATTTCAGGCCATAAT